TTGCTGGCTCCGCCGCTGCTCACCCCGGTGCCTTCGCTTACAACCACGGTGGTCGCTGTGACGTTCATGGTGCCGGTGCTGATTTTGATAGAGAAATCCTCGCCCGCCCCACCGGTCCCACCGCCGGTCTCTCTATCGTCAGCGCTAGATACGCCGCGCCTGCGTTGATCTTCAGCGATTAAATCGGCTAGGGTTTCTTCGCTTAGCGTGTCCGTGGTGACCACCGCGCTGGCCAGGCGCCCTAGGTCCGTGTCGGCGTAACCTTCAGCGTATCTAAAGTCAACAATTTCGCCTCTGCGGTATGCCTTTAGCGCCTCCGCCATGGTTACGCTGCGCCCGCCTATATGTGGGTCGAACAGATAACTAAAGCGTTCTAGGGCTTGTTGCGCCCCAGCCATTTGTATGTCATAGTTCTCCCCGGCAGCAATCACCGCTCCGCGTGCTGCGCCGCGCGTGCCGAAGATTGTCGCCGTGGCGTTGCGTATATCCTGATCGTCAACTCCCAACCTGTCGGCGGCTTGCGCTAAGCTAATCCCCTCGGCATAGGACATCATCATAATGTCAGAAACCGTTGACCACTCTTCTTCTGATAGATTGTATCTCGAACCCACCGCGCTACGCATTCTGAGCTCTTCTTCGGTAAGGCCTCCGCCGGTACGCGCCCTGGCTGTTCTAAGCGCTGAGCCCAGATCGCCCTCCGCGTCGCGCTGCTGCTCCGATCTCGCTCCGGCTATGCTGGGGTAAACTATTGATGTAAAGTAGTCTAGCCTCTGGCGATCTTGCGGCGTGAAGCGCGGGCTGGCCATGTCATATCCGAAGAGCGTTTCGGATAGCCTGTTGGTGAAATCATAAACATCAGTTGCATCGCTGGCGTTGCCGGTGAAGCTCAAGCCGGAACGCCGGTATTTGTCTTGCACAGAATAATACCATTCATCCATGGCGTCATTGTAGCCCATTGTCCCGCTAGTTAGTGAGGTACGAGCCTCCTCGGCTGTGGGGGCAGAGGCTATATACGATGAAACATCATACGCGCGCTGGATAGCCTCAGCGCCTCTTTGTCCTCCGACGCCTAAATCATAACCCGCACGCCGTTGGAAGGCTTGCCCGTATAGTATCTGCGTGCGCGTGGGCATCATGTCAGTTACGCCAGACAGGATATCTGCGCGGCTTTGTGCGGCCAGGATGTCTTCAGTTTCCCAATCCATGGCATCGGCAAAGCCGGCGACATCTATGTCTAGATTGCTGTAGGAGTACCTGCTGGCGTCCCACCAATGGCGATTAGAGTCCGCTCCGAAAGACGCCTCTAAAGAACCCGTATCGGAATTGTATCTGAAGGTTATACTGCCAAAATCCTCAGGCGTGATGCGTGCAACGGGCCAGGATGTGAGCACCCCCCTCGACGAGTCGACTTCGCTGCGCTCAAAAATAGCGGGCGCCAGCCCTAAGAACCTCCCCCGCCGCAGGTTGGTCGTCGCAGCGTCAGCAAATCTAGGGCCGTATATAGCTCTTTGCTCGGGGGTCATTTGAGATAATACAGCCTGTAATGCATCGGCGCCCATTCTTCCGCCGGAAAGCAGCGACTGAAGGTCAGCGTTGAGGTATCGCGACATGGCGCTATCGGGATTAGAGGACTCCTCTTGTACCAGGGTCTCCCAGTCTTCGCCCGCTAGCAATCTGCTTATAAATTCTTGTCTAGCGGCATAGGGGGCTACGCCGACGTCACCGGTATCAACAGCCCTGCCTAGGCCGATTACTCTTTGCATTATTATGTTATGCTCGTTGATCGCTTGCGCTCTAGATGTCTGCGCTGCGGCTTGCGAGGCGTTGGCTACCATGCCTAGATTGGCCCTGGGGTCAAACATCAGCTCTTCGCGGCGCTCGAATTGCGTTGCTAGAGCCCGACTTATGCCGTAGCGCTCCATAAGCATCTGACGCTGCGAGAATGGGTCGTGATATCCAGCATCCTCTAGGTTATCTATCATCCTAGATAACATCACGTCTGTGAAGAGCCCCGCGTGTTCGTTCAGCATGTCGCCAGATTGCCATCTGATCGCTGCGCGGTCTTCTGCCGATAGAGCGTTATATGCATCCATGCCCGAGGAGGGGAATGACTCTCCGGCCAACATCGCGCTAATGCCAGATGTGTTTAGCATGCCGTCGGCGGTCATTCCATACAGGATTCTCCGATTAGCCGGTGCCCTCCAATAACTCATGCCGAGTTGTGCAATAGTACTGCCTGCGCCCACTGCGCGTCCTGCGGCTAGATACTCTGCCTGGCTAACCGCTCCAGATTGATAGAGGTAGTCTTGGAATAGCACTTCGCGGTTAAGCGATGCTATCACGTTGGGCTGATTGCCGCCGAAGGAATACGGCTGGGCAAATCCAATGGCCAGCTGTGCGTATTGCGCAGCATCCATATTGGCTACGGCTGAAGTGTTGATGATACCAGTAGATACGCCGAGCAGGTCGCTAGAGGCTATCCCCGAAGCGGCCAACCCGGACGTGACTTGTGCAGCATCCTTAAGTCGCATGCCGGTGCGCTTGACGAAGTTGGCTATGGTTTCGATCTGTTTCTCAACCTTCTCCGTCAGCTCTTCAAGATTTGAGGATGAGTCTAGTATGCCGCTGCGCACGAGATATGGAGCTATGCGGGTAATCTCCATGCCCTGCAATCCCTGGCCTCGCATGAAGTTATACAGGTCAGCCCCCATCGTCTCGGCTTGATCTTTGGTTATGCCGGCTCGCCCTCCGGGGCCTAGGTCTCCCGCCATATAGGCCATGGCCATGACTTGCTCGCTGATAATGCCCTGAGTCCAGTCGGAGGCGGTGATGGCGGGGTCGATTTGATTAACCTTAAAGAGCGACTCTAGGGGATCGCGCAGTCGATCAAACAACATAGAAGCGGCAAAACCGCCGACCATCCCGCCGATAGGCCCGCCGCCAACGGCTGATCCCAGCGCCATGCCGCCCATCCAGGCTAGACCGCCGCCAACGCCCATGCCCACCTCAAACCAATTGCGCTTTTCCTGATTAGCCCGCATTGCGTCTTCGTATATCTGGCCCATCTCTGCGGCGCCAGAGTAACGCATCAGCGATAGCTCAGCATTGAAGCCCTGCATCGGCATCGAGGGGGGAATCAGGGCCGGGTTCATGATCTGCGCTGTGATGCTACTATACCCGCCGTAATCTCCGACGTTAGGCGGCTGAGCGTATGACGCGCTGAGATCATCGCGTATTGCGCTAAGCTGATTATAGACGGGGTCTAGTCTAGCCTGATCACTCATTGCTGCCTCCAACTAGCATTATAGAGGCTATTCTGACGTGTCTATTTTAGCGCATTATGCGTTATATACAACACGGAGGTGTACTTATGCCGAAGAGAGCAACGGTGTCAGAACGGTTAAAAGCGCTACAGGCCCTTCGCGCCGAACGCTTCAAGGACCTGCAGCGCCATGCGGATGTAATCGAGGCTGAGTATCAGAAGATGCAGAAGTGCAAAGACGAAATAGACGCGCTAGACCGCTCGATTAAGAACGCTTCCTCTCGTCGGGGGGCGCAGGACGGATCCGCACAACCTTCCCGGAAGCGCGTGAGCGCCGGCCAATAGCTCCCTTGTGTATCTTAAAGGTCTTGTTAAGGAAATTGCTCTTCATCTTTTCGGCTAGGCGATGTTCAGCACGCACGCGCTTGGAGGCCCACGGGGTTAAGTGTTCCTCCAGGAAGCGTATGTGCTCTGGCGTCATGCGCGGGCCTGCCGACGTTACGGTCTGCAACAGCCTCGCCATCTGCTCGCGCTTGTGGTAAAACATCGCAAGGATAAACTGCCGCTCATCTATGATGTTCCACACGCCCCAATACAGGAGATGAGCGCTTAAGCTTCCTGCGGGGCGGTCGAGAAATCCACCAGGCTCTCAGGGGAGCTGATTTCGTCGACGTATCCCATCAAGACCTGAAGGGCGCTTAGCGCGCGAGTCCATAGCGCGGTGGGCCACAGGTCAACCAAGTCAAGGCGTGCCTTGAAGGCCGCCTCTGCTGTTTTGGGATCGGTGGAGTCGAGGTCTCCCAGGGGAACGTCCTCGCCGGCCACGCTGTAGCGCACGATGCTGAACGCCAGCTCGTATTTGGCCGCTGTGATGTTGTCATGTCCTGCGGTCTGGTTGGCGCCCACAAACTGAGACATGCGCCTGGCTGATAGGAAGTGGCGCGTCTTAACGTCGCGTATGACCAACTCCGAGCGCGGGGCGATGATGACGGTGCGGTAGATGTAGTCGTTGCGCAGGAGAGATGTAAGGTCGTCATCCCTATGAGCCTGATCCTTCGGAGCTAGATGCTCCATAACTTCAGCGGGAAACAACACCGGCGGAGTCGCCATGGCGTCTTCGGTCTTGACATCTTGAGTATCCATGATCCTGGTTTACCAAACCCGCCTAAACCACAGCAGGGTTGGAAGGCCGCCTTTCTTCAGCCATATTTTCACGTTTCATCACAGATTGCTCTTGCGAGTCTAACATCTGCTCCACGTGCGTTTCAGTTCTCCGTGAACCCACTCCGGCGAACATCTTCAATGCTTGCCGCTCAATGTTTTGAGCAGCATTCCGATCTCTATCTGCGAAGTGACCACACTCGCAAACAAATATTCGATCATTCAACGTTTGGTCATCTTTAATTGCCCCACACATCGGACATAACCGACTGGATGGGAAGAAGCGGTCAACCTCTACCAATTCACCGCCGTACCATTCCGCCTCCTTTCGTTACAGGTAACATATCATTTACCAAGCATTCGTCAAGGGGGTATAAATGCCGAATGCGGAAGACTTCCGCGATCTGGTGTGCCCGCTATGCGGGTGTGCCTTATGCGCAATAAGAGAAGATGAAATCGCAAGCTCTATTATCAGCGCTACTGATTATGAGCTTATTGCGGATTGCCCGGGATGTGGTTCTCTTGTGTCCATCCTGTATACACAGATCTCCGGTGATGATTCGGGTGAAGACTTGATTGCTGATATATCGGCAGAGGTTGAATTCGAGGCGAATCTCATTGCAACACCAAGCCGTACTAGGGTAACGGTGTTTTGCGTGCACTGCGGAGAGCCGCACGTGGCCAGCATTCACATCGACCCTCACATGGCCACAAAGCCAGAGTTGATATCGGAGGGCAAGTGTGCTTCCTGCGGCGCTTCCATCAAAGTCCAGACCATACGGACAAACCGCCGCGTTGGTAAGCAGACGTTTGTGATACACAACTTTTAGAAAGGACGCCTAATAAATGGCATCAACACCCATTGTAGGGATGACGCGATCTAGGTATACGAAGACGCGTTATCTAGCGCCAGATGGATCGACGGTTCCGATCTTCGGGTCGGTCGCCAACGCCAGAAATGCGTGGTCTGAGTGGTATAGCGATATTGGGTTAACGCTCAGGGCAGCAATGAACACAGTCGTGCTCCTCAATGGGTTAGATGGAGTACGCAGGATACGCGGTGCAGGGATGGGAGCTAGCACGGCGTGGGCGAAGCGCTGTGACGATGGAGTGTGGAGGGTTATCGACGCCCCATCATGTAGCGTGAGCTGCCTCAATACGTATCAGCTGCAAGAGACCGTTCCCGAGTTACGCCCATATCTCACCCAGCCAGTCTTCCCCATGGCGGATGTGGCGCGCATTATTCGCGAGCGGGTTGACAGCGAAGCCCTGGTCATACTTCTGCACGTGCCGTATGGCGAGCATCGCGTGTCACATCATCGCGTCGTATCTACGCCAGGCGGGGAGGACTTGTCCGTGCCGCTAGTGCAGATCAAGGCGACAAATAGTGGCGGCTATGCGCTGACGGATGACAATCACCGCATCAATGCGGTCGAGGGAGCAGATACGGCAGTGTTGGCCTATGCGCTGGACAACGTGGTGCTGATAGGCATGGATGCTGGCCCCGCTGTGTTCAGCTCTTCAGATACACCACCCACCCCCGTGGCGTTGGCAGCGGTGCGTTCGGATGTACGTGATGCCATAACAACTTATGGCAAGTATATCTTTCAGGAACGCATAGCGAAGATCGGCCGCGATCGAGATCGGTGTGATGTCCCCCCCGCGGTAGTCGCATCCAGGCTGGCTCCTGGTATGTCGGAAGCGCTTGACAGGACTAAGCATGACATGATTGCACGCAGGGAAGAATTGCTAGCGCAATTGCGCAGGGTAACTCTTAACTTAGCGAGCAACTCATGCGCCATTAGCGAGATAGAGCACATAGAACCCAACCTTGAGAAATACGTAGCTGAATTCGCGACACGGCTTGGCGAGTGCGATAGCGATCACTTCAGAGGCATAGCAATGCGTACCACAGCGCCATCGTCCCGATCGGACAACATGCGCCCCATGATGGTGGTTGACGCTGGTGACGTTGAGATCGAAATAGCGCAGCCTGACGGGGCGGAGCCAACCCGCATGGCAATGTCGGTAAGCCTTCCGATCAATTGCGAAGTGATAAGGCAAAGCGAAGCTCACACCGAAGTGGTGGGGCTATCTTGTCTCCCCACCTACACTGCGGAGCTTGGCAGCGATCGTCATATGTCCGTTAACATACCGCACGATGAGCGCTCTTTAGCGCTAGCGCACCGCTGGCTCATTGACCCGGCTGCGGCGTTGAAGGTGTACATCAATGCGGCGCGGCAGGCAGTTGAACAGCACCTGCGGCAAAATCCACCCACGCTTTCGTAAGGAGCAGTATGCATATATCATCAAGGGCTGCCAGTTGGCCCACTACCGCGCGGTTTGGCTTCGAGCCGAAGATAGACATCTCGGAGGGCACGCTCGAGGACGGGGCGGTAGCGGTGCTTATGATACAGGGGCCGAGCGTGGCCGAGGCAATCACGCGTGGGGCGAGGATTCCCTATCGCTTCATAGAAGTAGTACAGGGAGAGGATTGCCCTGAGTGGTTGTTGGCGCAGTGTGAACCGCCGCGGAACTCCTTTGATCTTAACACCCCAGGGGTGGCGGAACGCACGCCTGGGCGCAACGCGGTGGAGTTGAGGATCCCAATATGCGCCCCATACTACAACGACTCGCTGTTCCCGCCCGCAGAGCCACCGCGGCGCAGGCCGCGCAGGACTGCCACGCGGGTAGCGCCAACTGAGGCGCCGGCAGAAGTTCCCGCTCCAGAGCCGGTTGCCCCGCCGGAGACTCCCACCATAGATGAAGATCTGAGGGGCATATTCGCGGCGGCGGAGATCACGTGGCAACCCGAGTGCAATGCATGGGTTGCCCCAGGCCTGTCCTTGCCCTATCCCCACTACCCCCGAGGGCTTAATCTAAGCCGCCCGTTGGTAGTTGTGGGCCCGCGGTTCGACATGAGCAAGCTACCGTACAACAAGGTGGCCGGCAAGGTGCACTTTGGACTGTCTAGCCCCCTGGGTGACTATACAGGAAACGAAATGCTTAATTGGGGCTTGCTCTTAAGTCCCATAGGCACCGGTTGCGTGCGATACGATGGCTGTTATGATGCGCTTATTATCAGCGGTAGTGTCAATAAGTTGCCGTGGTGGGCTAAGGCTATAGACAGATACACCCCACCGAGCGCTCCTTCAGAGTGGGCGCCCATAGCCAGGTGGCCGTTGATACGATACGTTGTCATCTCGCCCGGAGGAGAGGTGTATATTTTCACTAAGCCATCTTTGGGAACGACCGATAGCGGTGCGGAGTTCTACGCGGGTGCTCATTGTATTACAGACAAACAGTTGGATAGCAGGATCGTAAGCACTGATGGTGAATATCGAAGGTACAGCGCCGGCCTCAACGGCCCTCATGTCGGGAGTAATGGCGAGCCGTGTTGGGGTAACGCCAAGGGTTGGGTCTCTAGCTCCGACACGGCAACGCGCGTATCGATTTACCTGCTGTATCTCACATCGGCCAATACGTCGGACTCGCGTGGAGCACTTAGCTTATCCTCCGCCGCTGCAGGTCAGCTGCTAGAAAAGCGTAAGCGTCAGGGGGTGATTGAATGATCGCAATAGCAACTACAGATGCAGGGCTAGTAGGGCTGGAAGAGCGTGAGGAGATAACTCCCGGCTTCATGCCCGTTACGGAAGAGGAAGAGGCGGCCTTAATGGCTCGCGATGACATAGCGATGTGGTCTTACGCGGAGGTTTATGGCGAGTACTTGCTGTGCGGAATCACAGAGGCAAACGGATGGGGGCGCGCTGGGCAGAACTGGGTGTCGATATCGTCTGACGCGATTACGGAATCTGACCCCGATGCGGCGTTGGTCAAACCAGACAATCGCAGAAGCTTTGTCGGCGACTGTATGCGCGCTATCCTTCCGGTGGTGCGCAAGCCAATTCAGATATGCGTCTTCAAGCACCTGATCCCATGGATGGAAGAGCAGGATCGCTATATGGTTGGCGTGTGTCAGTCGCCCCATATAGGCGCAGAATACAGCGGAGTTAAGCGCTATACAGCAGGCGGCTGTCCCGTGCTCCTGACTAAGGGAGGGGTGCTGATTACGGCCCCCAAGCCTTCCGACGGCGGGCTAATTTACCACGCAGATGATTGGCGTGAGTTGGCGCGCACAATCCAAGATGCCCAGTCGGAGCAGATAACAACACGACCGATTGGCGATGTATGCGCTAGCGCATTCCGCAGAGCGCTTAACGAGACGCAGCAAGTGCTCAGTAGCAAGCAGCAAGCACTGGCCAGACTCGAGAGAGAGTACAGCGAAGTGCTGAGCGGGATCAAGGCGTTACAGCGCAGGAAGGAACAGCTTAACGAAGTGATATCTGGGGCGAGGCCGCTAGATCTGCCTAAAATACCCGGCATACGCTTTGTTAGCGCGATATCGGATGAAGATTTGATCATACAGACCGACCCCATACCGCTACAGTATGTGCATGACGGATCAATATATACGCATGACCTTGGCGAGTTTGTCATTCGCCTTAATGTGTCGACGATGGCGCTGTCATGCTACAACATCACGCGCAGAATCCGCTCGTTCGGCTCAGAGGCTATGTCTGCGCCGCACGCATGGGATGATGGGCGCGTGTGCTTGGGCAATGCGTCTTATCTGCTCACCGAGGCGATGATGCAGCTCGACCTTGGATCTGCGTTATCGCTTGTCATATCGTTCTTGCAGAGCGCCAATCTAAATGATGGCGCCGGGGTTGGTGCTGTGGTCTGGCCGCTATCGGGAGTCAGCACAATGACACCTGAAGAGGCGGCGGCTGCCGAGGAACGCTATGGCTCAGACGATGACGCGCCACTGATGCCCGACGAAGACGACGAGGAAGAAGAGGAGTGACGGCGTGGCCGCTCTGACGGGCGGCCTTGCCAAAAACCGCAAAGATGCGTTATATACTAAGTGTACCCCGGAATTTCCAATTGACGCGAAAGGAGTTGCGTGATAACGCTAGTCCCACACAAAGCGACGCCGGTGTTTCACACTCTGCTCGAGCCTAAGGTTCTAGTGTCGCCGGCAATTGCGGAAGATCTATCGCAGATATCACGGCACGTTTCAAGCGAAGTCGGATTTATGGGTCTTGTCGAACGCGAGCTCAAGTACTCGGATGAGAAGATATTGGTCGCCGACTACTATCGAATCACAGAGATATTCCTGCTCGAGCAGGAGTGCCACTCTGGCACGACAGAGCTGTCGGCGGATGCGATGGCTGCGCTGGGTCGCGAGTTGATGGGGCGAGGAAACGACGACTACGACAAGCTCAGGTTTTGGGGGCATACGCACCCGTTTGGGAGTGTGTCTCCAAGCTCGCAAGATGAAGCACAGATGACGATCTTCAGGCGGAACGGATGCCCGTGGTTCCTGAGAGGCATCTTCGCCCCGACACATTGCGAGTACACGATCTTCAACTACGAGTTGAACGGCGTGTGGCGTAATGTGCCATGGGAGGTTGACTACCCCACAGAGGATCGCGCTGAATACTGGAAGCAGCAGCTGGCGGAGAAAGTCAAGCGCATCGAATACGGGGGATTCAATCAGGGCAAGAAAACTAAGGGCGGCAAAGCCAGCAGCAAAAGCGCGACGGATAACGCCGCCACGCAGGCCACGCGCTCCTGGCTATGGGGTGGCGACAACTACGCGGGGCTCGACTAATGGCAAACATCATAGATCCGTCAAGACACCTGGCGGTGTTTGATCCAAGGTCGTTCAACGATCGCGTAGACATCATAGGGGCGGGAGCTACGGGTAGCTATCTGGCCCTAGGCCTAGCGAAGCTAGGGGTAGAGCATATTCGCGTGATAGATGGCGATGTGGTTGCTGAGCATAACATTGCGAATCAGTGCTTCGAGCAGTGCCATATCGGGCAGGCGAAGGTCGCGGCTTTAGCCGACGTAATCAAGCGCGCAACGGGTTGCGAGATAGATACCGTAATGGGATTTGCTCCAGGCGATGTAGAAAAGCCATGGGCTCCCTATGTCTTCCTCTTGACAGATACCATGGCGTCGCGGAAAACCATCATGGCTGATATAGAGGCTGAGCTCGACACGCGCTGCGTGATCGAGACCCGTATGGGCGCAGACTTGGCGCGAGTGTATGTAGTCAACCCCGCCATGCCATCAGAGGTGGAACGGTGGTCCAGCACTCTAGTGAGTGACGATGATGCAGAAGCATCACCATGCGGAGCGACCACAACCGTCGGACCTACGGTGTACACACTGGCGGGCATTGCTTTGTGGCAGTTTATTCGATATCATGGTTGGTCGCTAGATGCTTCTAAATTTGAGCGTCCAGAACACGAGCTTATTTATGGGCTGAATCCATTCTCTTACGTCTCTACCAAGTGGTAGACCACATTCACATCAGAAGGGAATTCACAAATGACGAACGTAACGATCGCTCGCGTCCCAGGACAGAGGAAGGACATGATGGTCGAGGATGGCTGCACCGTTCGCGAGTGCGCCAAGCTCGCAGGCATCTCCTGCTACGAGTCCGACTCCGTCATGATTAACGGGCGTCCAAGCATCTTGAACGCCGAACTCCGCAACGGTGACATTGTCACCATTTCCGCGAAGGTGAAGGGGAACATGCCTGACTACATCGACGTCACAGTCGCCAGGGTCCCTGGCGAGAGGAAGGTCATCACCCTCAACGGCGGCAGGACCGTGAGGGATGCGCTCGGCCAGGCCGGTATGTCCGTGGGAGACAAGGACGAGATGCGCGTCAACAACCGCATCGCCAACCTCTCATATGAACTGAGGGACGGCGACGTCGTTACCCTGACCACCGTGGTCAAGGGCAACTAGACGCCAAGGGAAGGGGGGCGCAAGCCCCCCGACCCCTTGTTCTTTTTAGTCTGGCGTTGGGCCGGATGATGTCTATACTAAGCTTAGGAGGGCACAGTGGAAACTATTCTACGCATAGCATCTGTTCCGCGGCTCGAAGATGGCCGCGGGGAGACTATATCCGAAGTCATGCGGGCGTGGGGCGCGGCGTTGCGAGTAGCGCGCGTGGCGTCATTCAACAAGAAGCGGGCCAATCGCAATCAAGCCTACCGTGTTGATATATACTCCAAGCACTTGAGCACTACGTCCTCCAGGGCTAGGGCGTGGGTGCAGTCTATTATTGTCCAAAACTTGGTGGATCATAATATGTGGTCTGCTGGCGCGCCAACTACGGATTTTGTTTTTGAGTGGCATAACGCCTATAATGATGATGAGTGTGTGGACGTATCTATAATAGAGGCTGATCACGCGGGGGGAGAGGAAAGTGGGGACGCTCCAACTCTTTTCTAAAGAGTTTGCGCTGGGCTTTATTGGCATGATGATCGGCACGGGGTATCTAGCCCAGGCCATAAAGTCGATCCCGCCAATAGCGCGCTATTTCAAGGTCAGGCGCAAGTTTTGCGGCATGATGTGTGCGCTGGCAGCGGCTTTCATCTGCGCCGTAGCCTATCAGGTGGCAGGAGCGGTGCTGTCTGAGGTGCCATTCTCGTGGTCTACTATTCCTGCCACGACCATTGTATATGCTACAGCTTCAAGCTTTGCATACGAGTGGTTTATTAAGAAGACTAAGGGCGACGATGAGTTGCCTCCTGAATAGAATGCGCTATACTGTATGGCGTGGAGGATACCATGAATAGATTCGATCCAATTGAGCCAGAGCTGGTAGAGTCCGCGCACATGGCGGTATTGCACATGAAGGAAGCCGCCCTCAACGAGCTTGCCCAAGACATGGATGTAGACCCATCCGTGCTTTTGGCTCTTTCGGAATCTATCCCGGAACCGGAGGGTGAAGAAGCTCCGCCAGAGGCTATCGAGGCCCTTAAAGCCATGCTGATGGCACACGCCCCAGAGGTGGTGGACGAGCCTCTCGAGGAAGAAAGCGCCGACCCCGAAGAAGATGAGGATTTCGACCCATGGGCGTCAGAGTTTTTGGGGGAATGAAATGCGCGAGCAGACACTTACTAAACTAGCTAAGCTTAGCCGCGACGGCCTAACGGGTGATCGCATGAAGGCTGCTCGCTTTGGATTGATATGGCCACTTATCGCCCCGCGCGTTGCCGACAACATGCTCGATGTGGGTACTACGAAAACCGCCGCTGGACTCATCCCCGCTGCGCTTGTAGCGGCAATGGTGGGCATACCGACCCTCAATGCACATCTGCAGCGCAGCCAGATGGAGGCGTATAGCAGGGGACGTAAACAGATTATCAACGAATACGCTCCGATCATGGCAGCCATGATGGGGCCGTATGGTGGATTGGGAATGCCTACCACGATGCGCAATCTAACAGGCTTACAGGGCCCAGGAATGGCATAAGGAGAGTAATATGGGACGCTTGTCTGGTATGCTAAAAGTAGCTCAGGATCCGATGATGATGGCTCAGGCTGGCGGCATGCCGATGGACCCTGCCGCAATGGGCGGGGGGATGCCAATGGATCCCGCGATGATGGGGGGTGGCATGCCGATGGACCCCGCAATGATGGGCGGTGCGCCGATGGACCCCGCGGCAATGGGCGGAGGTATGCCTCCCGTGGGTGGTATGCCTATCGACCCCAATATGCTGGCGATGATAGCCAACGCACCGGCGGGAGCTCCCGGGGCGGCGGAACCAGAACCTAGCATTGACCAGAACCTGCTACAGCAATCGCTGCGCGTGGCGGATTCCGCGCTTGACCTAGCTAAGGCTCAGACGGAAAAGGTTGACGACATCTCTACGCAGCTTGCTACCGTGCTGCAGGCCTCCGGAGCCCTTGAGGGCATAGGGCCGCAGGATCTGCAGGATATTGCTGCGGCCCACGAGGCGGAACCTCCAGTCAGCATATAAGGACAGCCACAATAAAGCAGGGGCGGCCCTCGCAGGCCGCCCCCTTGCTATTAGCGACGCACTATGCGCGGGTTAGCCGCCTAGCCAGCTCAACCAGCTCTGATATGTCAGCCGGAGCTTCCTCTTGGGGGGCCGCCGGCGGAACGAGGGCAGGGAAGTTGCCCGTGAAGGCGCGCGTCATATTCTGCAGTGCGTTGTTTAGCGCTTCAGTCTTCTGATAGTCCAACATCTCGTGCACGTAAGCATCCAGCTTATCAATGCTATGCGCGATGCGGTCAAGAAGGCGTATAATAACGCCCATTACCGCTAGAGCGGCTACGCTCAGACCCAACATTACGTATTGCACAACGTTCTCCTCTCGGGTTTGTGTACATAATACGCACGCGATGGCTTGGGCCCCCAAGCTTTACGCGTGGCGGCAAGAATGGCGCTCCTTAAGTAATCCAGCTCTTGTGGAACATCAAACGTAGAAACAACTATATGATGGTCTAGGTCGTGGGGGTATCTTGCGTCAAACTCCTGATCACAATTCTTGCAATAAGCCGTGCGCACCGCAACAGGGCCGCGGAAAACATCGTCAGTCATAGCAGTAGCCTCATCACCCAGCATCACCGGATTGACGTGTCTGATCCACAGATAGTTGATCGACTTTAAATAAGCGATATGTACGAACGGGAACGATAGCGAGAAGCACGCGTCGGGCGAACCTGTAGCGTGTTGTACCGGTACGTAGTACGGCACAAGCGGGCGCCCCGAGGTGGCGCACACGATATGGGCTACCCCGTTGACATAAGCCTCTTCGTCATGCACGCTCATTGTCACCGTGGAGCGATCTATCCACGCCGGGATGGCTAGGCTATTGTCCGTGTGTCGGGACGACTCGTATATCCACCTGCCATTACGTAATTTAGCCTTGAAGTCATCGTGGACTAATAGCCCGCCGATCTTGGCGCAGAGGTTGTCTGGCGGTCCATCGGGGGTCTTAAGTTGAACGTGCATAACTGCCTCCTGGTAAATGAGTGCTAAAGCATAATGAATTATGTTATAAACAACTCGGGACGTCAAGTGGTCGTTGGGTCATGGCGCTTTGGATAGGCCAATGCGTTGTGGCCCTGCTTTTAATTAGGAGGCTACGATGCCTGATGTGATGTGGAACTCCGGCAGACGCACCATGTTGTTAGACGAAGAGGACCAGGTGTTGCATCCCGGCGAAATCAAGGATGCGATACCGCTGCTGCGCAACGGTCGAAGTCTCGTCGTGAGGGCTGACAGCGGCATGGTTGTCGGCACCTATACGACTGGGTGGGTTTCGTTCCCGCCGGTAGCAGACGACGCCCCCGGATGCTGCGTGGGCCTGAGGGACGAAAAGTTCGATCCCGAGAAGCCCATCGTGGTCATGCTGGACGGCAGCCGCATCCGGCTGCTCCCCGGAACAGCTACCAATCTCATCCGCGACGCGATCGGGGGGATGAGATTTGAGGGTGAGCAGGCGCGAACGATCGAGTTCTACGACCCGTCGGATCTCCGGCGTCGTTCCGTCACGGTATACGTGATGGGGGTTGACGTGCCGGGGGTCGACCAGGTGCGCTACATGGCTTTCGCGCGAGACATCCCGCGTCTGCCGTGGCGCGTCGAAGGCACCGAGGGGTGGAGGCGGTGGCTGAGCCTCCCGCGGGTCAATGGCACATTTGTCCGTGAGGATTTCGGGGTCATCCTCCGGATATTCGAGAGAGACCCCCTTGTGGACCCGGCGTTCGGCGACACTGCCATGGTAAGGCTACCATGGCCGGGAGCCCCGTGGCGTAGAGACCAGGACGGGCTCACCTATCTCTGGTACAGGGGTAGGGTCATGGAGCTGGAGGCGGAGGGCGGGATTGCCCAACTCCGCCGGCAGACTGGTCGCGTGGAAATGGTGTCGAGAGACGCCTTCCAGGACGCCGCGCGGCTCGCCGCGCTATTCGAGGTTCCTGAAGAGCCCGAGAAGCCGAAGCGGGTAAGCCGGAAGAAGGCCGCCGACGAGGTGGCAGAAGAGCCGGCTGGGTAAAGTCCAGGGTCGGGGGCGCCTTCGGGTGCCCCCACAACCCAGGAGGTGTGTTGATGGTTGTTTGGTTGCTGTGCGTACTCGAGTTTTTTCTTACAGCGCGCGTGGACACTCACACGGCTAAGTGCTCATGGTATGGCATAGAATGTCATGGACGCGAGACGGCCAATCAGGAGATATACAATCGCAAGGAGATGACGTGTGCTCACGTGAATGCCCCATTTGGCTCTATTATCATGGTGCAGCATAATGGCAAGAGTATATTTGTGCGCGTGAATGATCGTATCCCTCGACACTATCGCCGGGAGATAGACTTGAGTGAAGTGGCGTTTTCCAGACTTGAAGACCTGGACATAGGGGTCATTGACGCCACGGTGACAATATGGTATGCTCCCAGGCGAGAATTAATTTTCTTCTGGCCGTAAGGAGCCGGCATGATAATAACCAACACACTAGGCCTGCCCGATGCGTTTGTTAAGGCAGCTAGCACCGGCGCATATCCGCCATCTCTATGGCGGCATAGGGTGAGTCAACTAACCGGCTCAGTCCGTATGCGCTGGTTTGAGCTAGCACGCTGGGATGAACTGAGGAGCGATGCTTCCGAGCGGCTATGGGCCATCATGGGCACCATGCTACACAACTTCATCGCAGAGCATTGCGGTGACAACGAGATATCAGAAGAGCGCCTGACCTATCATCATACGATAGGAGAGCGCTCCGTGGCGATATCCGGGCAGGCTGACCTGCTAACTCAGATTGGCCCCGATAGCTACAGGCTGACTGACTGGAAGTTCTGCAAGGTAGCAGCGCTGTCTTATGACAAAACTAATTGGCTGATGCAGTTAAGATGCTATGCGTGGCTGTATAGCCTTGTGGGATTTCCCGTCAAAGAGGCTGAGCTTGTGTTGATCCTGCGTAATAGAGAGGCTTATAAGGCGGCGTTTACATTCGACTATCCACAATCTGACGTGGTGCGGTATCCTGTCGATCTATGGGATTTTAAAACGGTAGAATCATGGAGCCGAGAGATGTCCGAACGTTTAATCCTAGCCGATGAATTAGCAGTTGCCGGCGCGCCCGAGGACGAAGTCCCGCCGTGTTCTGATGAAGAGCGGTGGTACACCCCCGAGCGCTGGGCAGCTAAAAAGAAGCGCGCGACTCGTGCTTCTAGGGTATTTAATAATGAGGCGGATGCAGTGGCGTATATCGCCGCTCGCGAAAAGCCCGAGGATTATGTTATAGATCATAGGCTGGGTCGCTCCGTGCGTTGTGGTTATTGCGCGGCGCGTCATCTTTGCTCCCAATGGGCCGAGCAGCAGGTGCTGGAATCGGCCGACAACACCGAGGAAGGAGATAGTGAATGAGTTTCGTTGTCCGCGCTGCAGAGCGCAAGAAGGCCAAGCTACGCGTGGCCTTGATGGGACCGTCCGGATCGGGCAAGACTTATACGTCGGTGAAGATTGCTAAGGGTTTGGGCGAGAAGACCGTAGTGATTGATACAGAGCAGCATCGCGCCGATCTTTGCGCAGATATTATGCCATTCGGAATAATTGACCTTGGCGAGCCGTATTCTCCCGAGCGCTATATCGAAGCACTGAAGGTTGCTGAAGAGTCTGGTGCAGGAACGATCATAGTAGACAGCTTGACTCACGAGTGGTCGGGTATTGGCGGCGTCTTAGAGATACAGGCTCAACTGGCCAACTCTCCTAAGATGAATAGCTTCATGGCATGGGCTAAGGTGACTCCGCGTCACAGGGCGCTAATCGAGGCACTGTTGCGCAGCCCGGCTCATATCATCGTTACCATGCGGACGAAGACTAAGTGGGTGGTTAACGAAGAGGCTGGTCGCAGCAAGCCCGAGAGGGTTGGGCTCGACCCCGTGCAGAAGGATGACATTGAGTACGAGTTCATGGTGTCATTCCTGATGGACCATGAGCATAACGCGTATCCGGTAACAGATCACACGGGTCTCTTCGACTCGAGCACCGTGTTGAATAAGCCGGGCGAAGAGCTAGGCGAGCGCCTGTTGGCATGGCTAAACTCCGCGTCGGACCCCGAACAGCTAGCCGAGTACCGCACCCAGATGCGTCAGCGCATCATAGATTCGGGTAAGTCGTGGGAGGAGTATCGCGCTGACATGATCGCCAGTGGAGTAGAGCTGCCCGAGGCAGCGCCATCCATGTGGCGTCTCGATGATTACGTGGCCGTGCTAAACGCGCTTAAGGCGCGCGAGTCGTAGCGTGAGGTCGGGGGGTGTGAAGCGAATAGCGCTTTGCGCCCCCCTTGGCCGCTTTGTTTTTTTAGTTTATACTATCAGCGAGGTACGATGTGGCCCCGAATGGTGAGGAGAGATGATGATCGTACTAAACGGTGATACTCCAGCGTACCGCGTTGTATGTTTGAGCGATTTGCATACTGGGCACCCCATGGGGCTTGTGCCTAAGGATTCACCGGTGGCTTCACCCGATTACACCCCACAAGGCCGGTGGCAGAACACTCTGCGTGAATTCTATTACGACCTAGTTAAGCGTTACGCTAAGCCGGATATGGTCATATGCAACGGAGATGCGCTAGACGGTCCGGGACGCAAGAGCGCCGGCATGGAGCAGCTGACTACAGACATGGCCATCCAGAGCGATATGGCATTCGACGCACTAGAGGTATGGCAACCAGCTGATGGATACCGCATCTTGAGTGGCTCCGGCTATCATGTTGATGGATATGGCACGTGGGAGCGCACCCTAGCTGACCGTTTAGGGGCTACCTACAATAACGAAGACTACTTTTACATTGAGGGAACCCCAATACACGTTCGGCATTATATTGGAGTGGGGGCAAATTCCGGCACGCAAGTCGGCATACTCGGTGGCGACGCCATCAAGATGCTGCTAGCGCGTGAAACCGTTAAATACCCCGAGGCTAAGGTGTTGATCCGCTCTCATGTGCATACTTATACATTCGCGGGCACCTCTAAGTGGTTGGCAATGACGTTGCCTAGTCTACAGCTGCCCTTCACGCTGTATGGCTCTAGGATAGCCCCTAAGGCTTATGACGTTGGCATTGTGATATTGGACTTTGACCGGAATGGCGGCGTGGCTTGGCATCCAGAGCTACTTGATATTAAGGTTACAGTTCCGGAAACCGATCATTATTCAAGGGGGCGTAGGCGTGTTTAGGTCGCACAAGCGGCGCGCGGAGACGCGCAGCCATGGAGTCCCCGCGGGGGCGTTATGCGGAAGTACTGGTGGGACACACACTGTCGAAATAAGCATTGACGACCTTGAAGCTATTGCGGCATCGCGTGAGGCTAAGATATTCGAGCCGGGAGAAGACGAAGTCATCATGAAGTATTGGGGCCGCGTCCCAATTAAAACGCTCTTGCAGTATCTCAATCAGAACTTCAAGAAGAGTCACACGCTTAGCCAGCTAAAGCACAGGAGAATAGCGCTTACGCAGCGTTCTAAAGACTAGCTCGCCAACCACGTGTTGGTGGAGTAACGGGGCCGTCCTTGCTAGTCGGGGGCGGCCCCAGCCTTTATTCGCTTTTTTGACGATAGTACTATACTATCGGTGAAGCATAGACTAGGAGGATTGATGTGGCTCGCCATACAGTCGAACCGTATTGCGCTGAAGACCGGAGCGTGGGGTCCACCGGCGAGGATGAAGTTAGGCTGCCTATGGCGTGCAGCAGCCTCATCTTGACGTTCGGGGGCGATGCTGCTGGTTATGACGTTTCGTTCAACAACGAAGATACCTACGGCCCGGGAACGGACTCGCTGCGGAAGAAGCATTTCGAGCCCAACCAGGCGGTAACGATAACTAACTTCAAGGTGCGATCCATTAAGGTCTGCAGCGGTAATGGCGCCAAATGGGGATACCTAGGCTTTGTCAGCCCGCGCACGGGGCTGGCTATTAGCGTGGAGTCGTAGTAATGGCAACGCCGCCATCTAAGCTCATAGCTAGGTTGCTGGGAGAGCCGAGCATCCCGCTTGCGGGTAATATCGGCATGCTGGACCGTCTACGCCTGAATCTGGAGCGCCACGCTCTTCGCAGGGGAACTGACGTTATGACGTTAATTGCAAAGGAGCTAGCTACGCCGCGAGGCAAGCGGGCGCTCCTAGCGGCCATCGCCGCCGGTGGGGCTCTGGGTGGGGGCAGTCTGGCGTGGACGCTAGCTAAAAACTCCCCTCAAGGCCCGTCACGGTTAGCCAATGCGCTAGAGCGTGCGCTATTTGCTGACGAACCGGAGGCGGTGCCGGACGTCATCCAGCCGGAGCCCGAGCCGGAGGTTATCACTCCAGCGCCGGAAGAGGAGATGCCATGGGGCCAATATGGGATGATGTAGAGCAAGACAAGACGGCTGGCATTGGCAGCTATTTGCAGGCATTGCGCTACCGAATGGGGCTGGGCAAGATGGCGCCAGGCTTTTTGGCCAGAGCCCAGCGCAACGCTCTCGAGCTCAACCAGGCCAAGCTAGACATTGACAAGCTTACCAAGAGCAACAACATGTTTAAGCTTCTCACCGCAGGCGGCATAGGGGCTGCGGTAATGGCGCTGCTTAACTCCAAGCACAAGCGTGAATCTAAAGAAGGCGGTGCGCCTACAATCATAAGGTACGGTAGCTGATGGATACATATCTCGGGACGCTACGCGCGAAACTAGCAGCTGCGCCGTTTAAGCTAGAGCCCGGCAAGATCAACGCCATGGCGGAGTTGATGCAAATCCTCGGCGGGGGGCGTTACGGCGCGACAAGCGGTGGGTTGATGAACTTTGGGCCTACTGTGTCTCAGTGGGCTAAGACTAACCCCGGCTGGGCAATAGGAAGCGGACTAGTGGGCCTGAATCTTCTCCCCGACCTTCTGGGGGGAGTGCCCATTATAGGCAACATGTTCCGCAGAAATCAGAGGTAGTCATGCGACTAGCTGAACTACTAAAAGAAGCCGCATCTGCCACGGGGACCACGGCGCAGTCCGTCAAGGTGAGCCAGCCTCCCAAAGTGAAGACTCCCGCGCCAGTATTGCCGACGGCGGCTAAGATAAAGGCTCCTGCGGTAAAAGCCGTCCAGGCGCCTAAAATCCCCACCGTCAAGCCTCCAACCGCCTCTATGCCGAGAGTTGCCTCCGGCCTGGAGATCGCCCTGCCATCGGTGAATGAAATCCTAGCGGATTCGTTCGGCGTAAACACCAAAGCGGCGTCTATGAAGAAAGAGGCGATAACCCCCGGATTGCTAGCTCTCCCCTTGCTTTTGGGGGGCGGCATGATGGCTGGCGGTCGCGCTGCTGCCACCAGGGGATACCCGCAGCGGCTAATCAACTTGTCTTATGAGCCAACGGTGGAAGGGTGGCTTGCCAGGAGACTGGTGGGCACCAATATCCCCACCCGCCAAGCTACATTCACGGGGAAGCGCCTCCCTGCCGGCGTGCTATCCGGGCTGACTGATGCTCAACTTGTTAATGCCGAGGGATACCTGCCGGCGCATATTCGGAAGGGTATTCAGGCAGACATCACCAACTTCGGATTCAGCCCACGGGCTCAAACGCTCAGGCTTAGCAATGCCGAGAACGCCATGAGGCGAGCCGTGGCGCAGGGGGTAGACCCCAATGTTGCGAATGTAACATCACTGCAAACCGCCGGTCTACCGGAGCAGGCTAAGGAGATGCAACAGGCCATGTCTACGGCGGCTACTAAGCCCTCCGGTGGTTCTCCCTGGAAGTGGTTGCTTGGTGGCGCCTTGGCAATGTCGGCTCTAAATGGGGGCTTGGGCGACATCCTTGGCTTGAATAGGCGAGACGACCGTCAGCAGACTCGCCCGATGCCGATGATGACTATGCCCATGATGTATATGTGATAACATGGGACGCTTAACTAATCTCAGAACGAAGCTGGCGATATACGGACCGTGGGGCACGTTTGACAACGCAATGCACATACCCGGCACATACGGCGCCACCCCGCTACTCCCGCAAGGCCCTGAGGGGGCGTGGCTAATGAGCCAGGGCGGCGGTCCGCTTAGAGATCGGCGCTCCACATTCCAGCGCTTGCTAGGCGACGAACAGCGCAGAGCGGCAATAGCCAAGGCTAACGCCAGAGCTAGGGCGGCGGCTAGGCGTAATGCATCACAGCCCAAAGCTAAAGTGCCGCGTCCGGCAATAGATCCGTGGTCGACTATTGATCCCAAGAGCATCCCGGTGCAGAGGGCGCGCGCTACTGCCGGGGCACCCCCTTCGGCAGCGCCATTGGAGGTCCCACCGCAGATCCCCCCAGCAGCGCCGCAGAAAATCCTGCCACGGATTCCCCAGGCAGCAGCGCAGACGCCTAAGTCGGCTCCCGCGGCGCAGGCGGCGACTCAAGCCGCCACACAGCCCTCAGGCCCCGGGGGCATCCCATGGGGATGGCTGATAGGCGGAGCCTTGATCGGTCAGCTGCTCAATGGCATGGGCAGGCGCAGAGATGATGAGGGGTATTATCCCCCTCGGCGCGCTCCCGTGATGATGATGTATGGGTGACGACGTTAGCTACCTGGGCGCGTTGCGCGCTAAATTAGCGTGGACCAATCCAATGCCATCCGGTGGGTTTCCTGTCGCCCAAACTCCGGCTGCCGCTGGCGGGCTTAGGGGCTTGTGGGGGCGCATGGGGGCTGGAGGCAGGGCTGGAGCCATAGGGATGATTGCCATGTCTGTATTGCCATCAATCCTTAACATGGTAACTGGTAATCAGCAAGCCATGGCAGAGGGGCGCGCGGCCATGCAACAAGCCATGCCGTTGCCCACTGCCCCCACGATGATGCAGCCTAATATGCCCATGCAGATGATGCAGGATCCGATGACGTTCAACAGCTTTAGGATGCCCAATGTAAGTATTGGATGAGATGGTGGAAGACAAGGCATCACGAGACGTTACGCACGAGCTGGAGGCCATGGATGGTATCCTGGCGCGGTTGCGCCCGTATCTCCTGCAGACTCGCGCAGAGCGCGCGCATGCGCAAGCCTTAATCAAGACACAGCTGGATATCTCCTATATGCTGTGTCGCTCGCTTGACATTAATGAAGCGCTGTCTCAGTGCCTGGTGCGCATATCGCACAATACGCCATATGACGCTGGGGCGATTTACCTTTTAGAGCCCAGCGGAAGCTTTGGTCTGGCCTTGGAATACAAGATGCCGCGTCATCTTAGCGGGCGGTATCCTAGCTTTGATAGCGAGTCGTATGCGGTCAATTTCGCCTCGATAGGTGATGCTTACTTCGGGCCGTATGTTACATTTATGGCCATGATTGACAAGACATCAGATCCCGAGAGGGACGCTGAGCGACAGATAGCGGTGCTGCCGATGACTAGCCATCGCGGCACCGAGGGTGTGCTGGTTATGCTGTCAGAGGATGAGTTTGACTGCGACGTGGCTCTCCGCAATGCATTGTCGTCCATATCATCCAATATGGCCTCTACGATAGCGCGTATACGCACCATGCACGCCCTTAGGGAAAGCAGCGTACAGCTCCAGCTAATGTCGGATCACGCTAGCGAAGGCATAGCCATTACCGACAAGGGCATTGTGGTGCGTGCCAATAGAACGCTCTCTAACTGGCTGGGCCTTGACGGAGAGGCCATACAGGGAGAGCCGATTAGTCGCTTTATCCGTTGCGTGAATGGCCAATCCTACAACCTAGTCGGATTCAGCGGCGCCGTGTTGCATCCCGCGCGCTGTGAGGTACACCACCTGAATCGCGTCAACGGCTATGAGGATTGCTCGGTATGGGTAGTGCGAGTGACATCACCAGAGGGGTAAGGCGTGTCGAGCGATATACCTTGGCGCGAAATCGTCGAGTTTATGGCATATACCAAGACCGTGCTGGGCACTCTGGAGTCGCGCTTGACCGAAATCGCGCAGGCTACGGAGCGCTTGCGCGATCGCGTTGAAATGATAGAGCGCGAGCAGGTTATTCACGATCAAGACCAAGCGCGCATCATTGCCCTAGAGGGGAAGAACCCCTGTGAGCAGTGTATGTTTCGCAAGAACTTCGAGACTTTCTATGCCAATGAATGGCCCGCAGTGCGCAACAAGGTTTTGGTATGGAGCGGAATCATAGGCGCAGCAGTGGTTGCGGCCAACATACTTATTAAGGTGCTATAATGGCAGACGTGCATAAACTCCCCGAAGAGCAGTTTATGATAACGGGCAACTTCGCCAATGTATTACGCGGAGATATTCTTGATCACTCCAAATGCGCTGCCATGGCCGAAGACCGCAACGGAGTTAATGCCACGCAAGAGGTGCTCGACCTAAACTCACTAATAGTTGTTGGCGGCGCGCTACGCATACGCATACGCGGCGGTTCGTTTGCCTTATCGCCATATAGCGTTAAACTAATAGCAGAAACGCTTACGGGAAATAGGTGGGTTTTGCCTATCACGCTGCACATTGACGAAGGATAATATGCCCACCAATCTGGTTAAGACCGAAAGCGATGAAAGATTGTGGCGCCAAGCTAAGGCGCTTGCAGCCAAGAATGGACACAAGGAAAACTGGGGGTACATCGTGAGCATATATCAGACAATGAAAGGCCGCGACGCGGCCAAGCAAGCCGCGTTGTATTGCCTGGCGCTTAACCCGGAGTACGTTAGCGGATCACTTGCCCTGCGTCACATGGAGAAGCAGGCTGGATTCTGGACGGCCCCTCGTCTCGGCTTTCTCGAGAAGGTGGTGCGCTCCCTCCCGGTCTTTATGCGGCCTAGCGTGCAGAAGATGATAGTCAGCATTAAGTATCCCGAGCTATATGCCATCATCTCCGCCAAGGGGCACCGCAGGAGGCTAGAGGCTAACAAGATGCGCGGCCTGCTCCGGGCCATAACCAACGAAAACCAGTCACTAGCCAGGGATCTTGCCCACAGCCGCGCAGAGGGTGTCTGGAACTTGCTCTCCGGCCCCAATGCACCACGCGGCACGGATCCCAACTGGAAGCTACTCTTCGGCATATAATCCCGCTCACATCTAGCGTGAGGGCTCGGCTTCGGCCGGGCCCTTTCGTGTCTAAGAACGTCATTATTGCGTTATAAAACAACTGATACGGCTGCATGTTTTTGAAGGGAGGTGATGAATGACTACCGTATTGATAATCATCAACCTTATTATTGTGGCATTGATTTATCTGGGTGCAGTAGAGATGCTTGTGATGTTAGGAGTTGAGAGGCGCGAAGCGCGGTGGTGGTATGTAGAGGCGTTTCTTAGGGGTGCCGGTCGCGCCATGGGCGATCCGCCGGCGGGCGGCGGAACAGAAGATGACGATCACGACGATGACTATTACTTCACGGAATAACACGGAAAGGAGGAATAAGGTGTTGGGCGCAGCCATAGGATTTCTGGTCAGCCTGCCGATAGTGGGATCTTTAGCACTATCATGGGCCGGCAAAGCGCTAGCTGTTGGTGGATCAAGTCTGGCGGGATATGTGCTGAGCAAGGGGCGCCGGTGATGCTAGTAGCAGGTACTTGCATACACCACAACGTCGGCAACCTGATCAGGATGTCGCGGACCATGCCTCCCGGAGGAGTGCTGTTAATACCTAGTGCAAGGGATATGATAGGCACAACTCGCCCCACAACTCTTGAGAGGGCCTGCATAGAGTTTATGTCACGCAAGCCGTGGCTGCTGGTACTCATTGATGCGTTAATTCCCGAGCGGATTGCCGGGCTGGCTTTGACGGAGCGTCCTGAGATATCAGGTGGCTCAGTGCATACCCTGAGCAGTAATATCGTATTGTTGCAGCACGGATGTATTTACACCATTCAATCGCGGCCGGTGATAGCCCTTCAGTCGAGGGGGCGAGTTCCAGACCCCCCGGCCAACCTCGATCGGCCCATAATTATAAGCAATGACTGCAACAATCATCTGCGCTCCCTTCTGGGGGAAACGCCTCAAGAAGGGAATGCCCTGGATGATGCGCTAGCGCAGTATGCTCCGTTATATGCCACATGGCTGGTTGGTAGCAGGGCTTTCGAGAAGCCCATCCGCGACAAGGCTGCTCGCGTGGTGTATTACGGGTTAGCGCACTCAGGGCAACCTAAGCTGTATAGGCTGTAAAACAACCCATCCCCCGGGGAGCAATCCCCGGGGGCTATATCCGAAGGGAGCATCATGCCAATAGCGTTTGAGATAAAGGGCGTGTCCGGCCTGGATGTTATATCGGCAGACAGCCTGCACGATGAGAAGTTTCGCGAGTGGTTCGATGCCGTGCCCATCTCGCAGCGCATAGCGAGTAGGGCAAAATATCGGATGGTATACCGAGACACACGCCCGCAGGCCATGCTGGGTGAGCTAACACTAGATAATGTAGCTGATTTTGAGATAAGGTCTACGAGGGTAACGGTCTGGGTTGACTCACAGCATAGCTACGTTCCGGCTATTCGTTATACGGGGCGTGAAATCCCAGTTCCTCTAAGCGCAAAGGCATATGGAGAATATGGTAAGCATTTGAGGCTTCGGGAACGCATAATCTCGTCCGAAGCTATTTCTGGCGAGTGTGGCCTTGATGGAATCTGTGGGTCTGAATTGTGGCGCTCCGTGATAGCGATGCTCGGGGCGGCAATAGCTATTCGCAACCTCAAGAAACATGCCGCAAGCCCGCTATGGCCGTTCACCAATCTATCGGCGACAACGCCGAGCACAAATAGACCACTGACAGGGAGGCGTAGATAATGCCAGAGGGAACCGACGACCGCCTGGCGGTCTTAGTCGATCGCCTGTTGTCTCTCGAGGAGGACCAGAAGGCCTCTGCCAAAGCCTTCCGCGAGCAGATTAAGGAAGTGAAGGCAGAAATAGCCGAGCTGATGCGAGGCGATTAGGATGAGAATATTGTGCGGGATAAGGGGGGTTGGTGGGCGTCGCTTGGTCTGGGGAGTAAGAATGCAGGAGCCCGAATGGCGCGGCACAACATGGCCTCATGTCGCAACGTCTAGCCCGCAGACATCGCCACATCGAGTTACGGTGCTGTCTAGGGAGTTTCCGGCCATAAGCGCTGGATCCGTGCGATATACCGTAATATACCTGCGGGGTGGCCGAGACGAGCTTGATCACAGAGTGCAGATTGAGGCGTTAGATAGCCACGAGCGCTGCATTGTGGTGCAGCGCGCCATTATCACAGCCATGTTGACGCATTGCCGCACGCTGGGCGTCCCGCTGGAATTGGAGGCGTAAATGCGTATACGCTGCAACATCATCGAGCCCCGGAAATTAGAGTATCAAATATTAGAACAAGAGGAGGCTTGGTACTCCCTTGCCAATAGTAAGTTAGCAATTCATCCCCACGGCACAGTGTGGGTGCGTAGTAGCATCTGCCCTGCGTTGTCGTATGCCGCTGGCGAAGGTGTTGCTATATGGCTACGTGGCGAAGCTAAAGCGCTAGACGACTCGGTAACAGTCAGTCCCGCCGATAACTTCTCGGATCATTACGAAGTCGTTGTGCTGCAACGCGTTATCATCACTGCGCTCTTAGCACAAGCGCGCACTCTTAACTGCCCATTCAGCTTGGAGGCGTAGTATGTTAAGGTGCCAGATAGAAATAGTTAACGATAGCAAGCTAAAGTGGCGGGTTTGGGAACAGAGCACGGAATGGTACGAGCCATGGCCGGTAGGGGTGCGATGTGACGACAGTGCGGGCTATGCCGTAGAAGTAAAAGGCAGATATCCACTTGGATACTCGAAGGTTCGTGTGTCAAGCCTTGGCGGGCCAGAAGTGCGTATATCAGGGACGAGCGACTCTTTACGTGTGTGGCTATTTCTGCGAGGCAATCATTCGGGATTTGACTTTGAGCCATCAGTGCGTGGGGGCTTGAACCACTCCGAAGCGATTCAAGTGCAACGCTCTATTGTAACTGCGCTTGTGGCCGTAGGCCGCCGCCTGGATCTGAATGTGGAGGTAACATGCTGAGAGTAGTGTTCAAAATGGGGAACGACTGGTGTATATGCAGACGGCCGAGGGTAACTAGGTATGGCCGAGATTGCATCAAGATGCGCGTTTGTCACCAATCTCCTGCGTGGTGTTTGAACTACATCCGCGATAATCAGCTGTTCTTTAAAACACCACGCTGTCTTGGATGCCACAAAGACCATGCTCAGCGCTGCGGCGGCTTTGTGGGCAGCAGTAACTTTCCGGACGTTGGTGGCTCTTTCTGCGACCATGGCGGGCTTATGGCATATGTGTGGCTTAGGGGGGCAGATAATAGTCGCGACAACGACTGGGCAGTGTGTCCGGCAGACCACGCGGCCGCAATCTCTATCCACCGCCAGTGCGTAACGATGCTGGTCAACGCTGCACGCTATATAGGGGAAGAGGTGGAATTTGTGCATGACTAAAACTCACGAATCTGGGGTATAAACAATGCGGAGCAATCGCTGGGTGTTGACACGCCAGCGTGTCTACTCATAATATCATGGGGCGCACGGGAATCGACAGACGTGTGCAAAACGGTCAAGCATGCCATCCAGCCTGGTGGATGTAAAAAACAGGCAAGCCAAGTAATTGGCGCAGAGAGACTAGCGGCTTAGTCCGCCGTCCGCCCTCAAGCCCGGTCCTCTCAAGGCGGGGGATGGACGTTAATGCGGAGAGGATGTCCGAGCGTCCGAGATGGGAACAGAGCTCACCCGTAAATAGAGCTCGTGTGGGATGGCGAAGAGCCACACCTAAGCATGTAGAAAGCCGTCAGAGCAACGGGCTGGACGGGGGTTCAACTCCCCCGCGCTCCACCATCTTAAGTCCGGCAGCGACACAGGGAGGCGCCAATCCGGTCTCTCCAGGAGTAAGTGGGCGCTGGCGAATCGGATCCTGGGGTGTGAACGTTACAGGCTACCCTATAAGCCGAGACATCTGTAGGAGCCAAAATTGTGGCACCGGGAGATGGCGCAGTAGGCTGCGGCTAGACGCTGGTACGGAGAGTACCCCCCATGTCCTCCCATTCGAGCCCGGCCGTATTCACCGGAGTGCGGCCAGTGTCGGTCGTTTGCGGGGCGTAGCGCAGCCCGGTAGCGCACTTGCTTTGGGAGCAAGACGCCGGAGGTTCAAATCCTCTCGCCCCGACCAGTGATCAATTGCGGCGGTATGGACAGGTGGTCCACGGGAGAGTACGGCAAACTGAGGGGTCCCCGCCCCATGGCAGCCGTGCGCGGAATTGGGGAACTCCGTTCAAATCGGAGCGCCGCACAAAATCCATTTGCTAGCGTGGCGGAATTGGCATACGCGCTAGCCTTAGGAGCTAGTGTCCCAACGGATATGCGGGTTCAACTCCCGCCGCTAGCACCATCAGCGTGGGGGCCTGCTAATACCCAAACGGGAAGATCGACCCCGGCATGGGTGCCGCAAAAGGTGGGCCCCCACCCCTTTCATCGAAGGGGTGGTAATGCTAACAGCAGACCTGAAAATCAATGGCGTGTTGATCTCGCATGTTTATATCGTGCGCGACAGGAATGCGCCTCGGTTTCCTGCAGACGATGATGAATTGAGTTATCATTTCGAGTTGTACAAGCCGGGCACCACGGAGGTGTTCGCTGGTGACATATCCCATCGCTATGGCGATGGCGGAGAAGAGCTCGTCCGAAAAGTGCTCGAGGCGTACGTCAATAGATCATAACCCAGTCTCACGAAGGCGTGGAAAGTCGCGTACACGCAGGACGTTTGTACACCTGGTGGGTGTCTCACATGATCTAAAGCAACTGAACCCATCTACCCGGAGGTAGCGTGCCGGGCGTGAGACTAAACAAACGAAGGAGGCACATGATGCGTTGGCTAAGGAAATGGTTTTCGTTCGACAGCTTGGTGACACCTGTCATCATCAAGGTCCTGTGGGCTGCAGGTACAACCCTGTCAGTACTCGCCGGGGTGCTCATGATAGGCCTCGGCGTCGTCCTGGCCTTCTCCAACACCGGGTGTTCGGTTGGCGGAGAATACGTCAGCACCTCGGCCTGGATAGGATGCATTCTGTACGGGCTCATAAATCTGATCCTGGGTCCGGTGGCGTGGAAGATCATAGTCGAGATCCTATCCATCCCCTTCATCATTATCCACAAGCTCGACGCGCTTAAGCGCGAATAAATCCGACTAATCGACTCAGCGTAGGTGGGGAAGCTGGTGGGTCGCCTACGCGACCTGCCTGGAGACCCACAAATTGCTAAAGTGGATGGAAACACTGGCGATACAACCATCCTAACAACCCCCGTTATCATGCCGCCAGAAAGGCCAAGGCTGGGGTGGGTTGACGCGGTGAGGCGGGGTGACGCTCGCCAAGCTAATGCAAGGATGTCATAGCCGAGTCGCGATCGGCACGCTGAGTCCGGTTGACTAAATGGAGGTGATCATGGAGCGCTCGGATCGTATCTTGTTGGCCATTCTCTATGGGTTGCTAGCCGGGACAGTGGTGGCGCTGCTGGGGTTTGTGTCGTACACGCTATTCGTCGCCTGGACGGTCAAACCCGTCTCGCCGGCAACCGTGATTGTCGCCGTGGCGCTGGCAGTGATCATGCTCGCGTCCATCGTGGCGTATATCGTCATCGGGAGGCATTATGAATAATGCTAAGGGAAATCGCATAAACTAAGCCTTGTGGGCCATGCTCGTTGGTATGTTCTACGCCGGCATAGCACTAGGTGCTTTTGCATTAGGAGCACTCATACACGTTATCATCGTGGTGTTTGGAGAAACCCCACCCAATTGGGCGTGGGTCGTGCGTCCGGCCGCCTTGGGGGTATTCATTACCGCAACGGTATGTGCATATATTGTGGAGACAGGGAGGCGTCGTGGCGAGGAGTAATTGGGCTCTAATGGCATTCGATCACAACGCCGATCCATGCGATGGGACCCTCGAGGGACTGCGGGGTCGATGCTCGGCAGAGATCGCCAAGGACTTCATATACATCAGATCTGCCGGTCGCCACATAGCCAGTGTTTATAGCGGCGATGTGAGCATAGAAGACCCGCACATTGACGCGAAACGCGCCACCCCACAAGGCGGAGTCTTCACCGAAAAATCCGCGCGGAAGCCCCCGCCTTTAGGCGTGGGGTTCATGACCACGGGCTATTACGTGTCGCGCCCACGTGGCGCGTGGATTGAAACTACGATGCGATTTCCGGAGAGCTAAAGGCTTTGGTCCACCGCGCCCTAGGGCGCAATGTTCAATGGAATATGGAATGCCGGGGGAGTCGACAGCCATGGATATCCGAACAAGCCGATAGGGCTAAAACTGCGTCAAAATTGGGTGTGCAGACTGGCGGTCGCAACGGGGCGGCCGCCAGTTTATCTCTACTATTGACGCGGCCTGCGTATTTTTTTATGCTTCCCACAACGACCACGAAGGAGGCAGGGTGTGTCTGACGAACGCATGATAGTTGATCCCGTCACTGGTGCGGCTAAGGGCACCAAGCTGGCGCGCTTCGATCTTATCCCAGCAGATGCACTGTGGGAGTTGGCGGAGCATTACGGCAAGTGCGGCGGCAATGGAGCCGATATCGGGCCCAAATACGAAGAGCGCAATTGGGAGAAGGGGTATAAATGGTCCCTATCCTACGATGCCGCGCTGAGGCACCTGAACGAGTTTTGGCGTGGAGAAGACGTAGATCCCGAAAGCCGTTCCCTGCACGTGATATCCGCGGCATGGCATTGTATGGTATTGGCCGCATACACCCTGCGCAAGGCAGGCACGGACAACCGGCCCAACAATACCGATATTGCGTTATAAACATCGTGGACGGAACGCTAATTTAAGGGGGCATCATGGGACACAACGATAAGCCTATCGTCCTGGTACACGTGCTGGGTGGCGTGGCGGAGGTTTTTGAGAGCCAGCCCGGGGCGACGCGCGTTTGCGTGATTGATATTGACAACCTTAAAGAAACCGGCGAGCAGGTAGAGCTGCCGCACGGCGTGGGTTTCGAGGAACTTGTTAAGGGCCTTAATATCGACGAGTATGTTACATTCGTGGATCCAGCATAAGAGCCGGAGTGGCGGAATGGCAGACGCGGTGGACTCAAAATCCACTGTCCGAAAGGGCGTGAGGGTTCGACTCCCTCCTCCGGCACCAGCAACAATCGCCCGGATGGCGAAATGGCAAACGCGGTGGATTTAAAATCCGCTGGTAGAAATACCGTGGGGGTTCAAGTCCCCCTCCGGGCACCATGGGCCGCTAGCTCAGTCGGCAGAGCACCGGACTTTTAATCCGGTGGTCGGGGGTTCGATTCCCCTGCGGCCCACCACAACAAGGAGGCGTAATGGCCAGCGAGCGCAAGTTCTACGAAACCCTGATTGGATTTAGGGTGTTATCAGGGGAGCCCATTCCGCACGACATGGCGATAGACGAGATCTATCGCGAGTCTCAGGATAGGGGATACGTGGTGAAAGAAGTCTTCAGGGCACCCGTTCTGATCAACGGCGTTCAAGCCGCCAACAAGCTCACCGAGCTAGGCAGCGAGCCAGCGTTCTTCCGGCTTGACGATACGGGAGACGATCTCGATGCCACCGAAGCGTCCCCATTGTAAGTAACATTGAGGAGGTAGAGCGTGAGACGCAACCCGCCGAAGCATAAGTTTCAGCCGCCTGATGGGCCAGATGATCGCATCTGTCCGCGTACGGGGCTGCATTACGATGCATATCCCAATTGCGATCCGTGCGCTGCATTTCAAATACTGGATGGCGAAAAATGCGACGGATGCGACTATTATCGTCAGCTAAAGCATGACGACAAAGGAGTGCTATGATCAAACGACGTATAGATGGGCCGTGGTTCTTCATAGCTGACACTCATTTCGAGGATCCCGGCGTGCTGAGACGCGCCGGGATGGACTATTCAGCGGCGGCAATACTCGGACGCACGGAGAATATGATCCGCGCGTGGAATGAAGTAGTGCCCCCCGACGGCGTCGTGATGCATGCCGGAGACGTATCCCTGCATTGCACCACTCGGCGATTGAGAGAGATCCTCGAGCGGCTCAATGGGACAATACTACTCGCCGAGGGATCGCATGATGAAACCGCGCTGCAGTGCCGCGACCGCTTCGGCGCGATCTGCGACACCTTCATGCTGTATCATAAGGCAATAAACACCCACATCTTCGTGGCACATCACTGTCACAAGGTGTGGCCGCTATCGCATTACGGATCATGGCATATACATGGTCACAGCCATGGCGGCCTGAACGATTACGCCGCGCGTGAGGGCAAGATAGTAGATGCATACTCTCCGCAACCGATACCACTCTCGCGCATTGAGGAGATCATGGCCACGCGGCCGGAAAACTTCAACTCAATCAGACGAAGGAGGCTACAATGAGGCGCGAGCTCAAGTTAAACAAGAAAACACCCATCGGGGCATTGCAATACGTTATAGATGAAGCGAGGAAAGGAGGTCGTCTATGAAGTGGTGGGACGATCTCGAAATCCGCGCCCTGGGGTCCGTCAAGTGGCGGATCATACGGGGCGCAATCATCTGGGTCGGGACCATCTTGTTCCTGGCCCTGGCCCTCACAGACTGGTACGGAGTGATTACGGGGGAGTACGGCCCCCTGTACTAGTCTGTGAGAAAGAGGGGGTTGGCGCCCCCTCTTTTTACACTTGACACGCTCTGCGCTATGCACTATCTTTTAGTACACCTAAGGAGGCTAGACGATGGCGACTCTGTGCATGGCCCTTAGACACGGTGAAGATGTGCATCTACTGACCGACCGCATGATAACCGATGAAGGCGTTGGATATCGCTTCAAGAGCGCATTGCCCAAAATAATTCCGCTGGGAGAGCGTAACGGTGCGGACGTTGTCGCAATGGCCGCCGGGACTATCGTGATCAACACCATCTTGCGCTCTAAAAACTGGAGCTTCGATCGCGCGGAAGACGACAACGACTCTCGGGACGAATTTGAGGCCCGCTTGGCGACTAAATTCCTGCCAGATCTATTGGCCACACACCGCGAGCTCAACTACGGGATGAATGGCGAGGCTAAAGGCGATCTAACCGCAGAGTGGCCCATGATCATGGGGTCAATGCTGATTGTCTACAATGGCGGGATCTATAACGTATGCAACAAGCGCTCCATCATGGATATGGGCGACTGTGGGGCTATTGGGTCCTCCGAGCGCATCGTTTACCCCTCAATCAAAACCGCACAGCACTTTACCTCCGATCCCGTTGAGCAACTTATCGCCACGCTTAATACGTGCATAGACCTTGACCCTTATGTATGCGCGCCATTCGATTATGCCGTATATCGCAACGGCAGGCTCGGCTCGATACAGTCGATTGAAACCCCTGAAGCGCTAAGGAGTTAATCATGGATAGGTATAGGTGCGCAGCGTGTGGAGCCGACATTACGGACGAAGATCTAGCCCTCAATCCCACGACGGATGCTTTCAATACGCAGAATCAAACGCCATGGGGCTCTGTGGATGGCGAGTTGACGATTAGCGTCAAGATCGACCCACATCATAAGCTCTGCGCAGCGTGTGCCATAGCCGCACTGCGTTCTGGCTTTGAGTTTATGGCAGTAGCCCTCCCCACCCACGTATGGGACGACAATAACTCCCTCCCCGAGCGTGATGATCCCGCTTATTGGGGCGGATGCGATGAAGAAGAGGATGAGGAAGATGGCTGCCCATTCTAGGCGGAATTACGCAGAGGGGCGCTTGCATATGCGCATAGTGCGTACTCTGAATAGAATAGAAGGAATACTCTTCTATCACCCGCCCAATGAAGCATTGCGTACTCCACGCATTGCGATGACTATGCGCGCGTTTGGGACAAGCAAAGCGGCACCCGATCTTTTTATTTTTGGCATAGAAGGCAAACAACTCAAGCCTATATGCGTAGAGCTAAAACGCCCCGGCGGCAAGGCGTCGGAAGAGCAGACAGCGTGGCTGACCGCCCTGGAGTCTATGGGTTGGCGCGCGCTTGTGATTGATAATTACGAATCCATGCTGGACGAGCTCCAGGAACACGGCTACATAGACGCCGAATGGCGCAATATGATATGGGAGGATGAGGAGCCTTATGTCAAAGAACCCTAAGTGGCCCGCCATGGCACTAAGCGCACTTGTAGCGCTAGTTGCATGTACTGTTTTCGTGGCGATTGTTGGCGTGGCCGGCGTATCGTTGATCCATTACGCGCTAGGCGGGCAGTGGTTGTACCTCATGCTGTATCTCGTTGCGGGAGACCTAGTGCTAATTAGCTTGATAGTCTATGGCATGATGTTCCACATGGGCATGCGGACTGTGCTGCCGCAATATAAGCCATAACCAATACCGCCATGATATGCGAGGGGCGCTGCTTGGCGCCCCTCTCTTCCCCTAGCGAAAGCCCCCCAAATTGAGCATTGCTATCTCGAGCAAGAGGCTTGGGGGGCATGCTATCTATGGCTTGATCAGTGTCTCACTGAATACGGCCCCACGTGTTGTGCTGGGTCTGCCAGCATGCGCTCCACGCGATCCAAAAGCAGAACGGCAGCATCCTCCTGACGAGACGCCCTGCCAACGTTGCCCAGGAAAGATGGGAGCACTCCGGCGCCTAACATGGCCCCACCACGCGTCAGCGTCCCGGTGCTCTTGTTGTATACACGCTGAGATAGATTGCCTACCTCCTCGCCCTTATCAGCCCCTAGCTCCTTCTTAAGCTTCTTGCGCAATATGGCGTCCTGGATAGCCGGCAGCCCAAACTTGATCCCCAACGCCAGCCCTAGAGCTGTTGCCACCGCAGCGGTGGGAATGGTTGCTCCCGATCCGGCGGCTACCCCAAGAGCAGCTCCGGGGGTCAGGGAAAGCAGCCTCTTAAGGTCATGCCCCTTGCCGCGCGTCCTGGTAGCCTTAAGAATATCAGACAGGTACTTGCCAATCTCGGGGTTGCGCCGCAGGCCCTCAGTCTGCCTAATATTAAGCGTGATGGCCTGTTTCTGCATCGATTGTGCTATGTAGCCCATGCGGCTATTATTATCCTTCCATGATTCGGGGCCTCTTCAGTAAGACCAAAAACCCCTGCCGCTTGTCGGGAGATGCCGTATCTAATTCCTTGGCTTCCGCGGATCTTGATACATTCTTGCGAGGGAGCCCGCCTCCCCTACCCTATTGCGCAAACCTTTCACGTACTCGTATATATTGGCTTGTCCAGCATTGGCCGAGGAGAGCAGACGGGTTAAATAATTTTGAAGGGAAGCTGGACTGTGGTGGGAGGTCTCGTTAAGAATTCTGCCCCGCGGGGTTGCAGGATTGCGCAAAGCGGCTAGCCTGCCAAACCTCTCGCCCCACCAGTAGTACCCAGGAAAGTTCATCGCCGCCTGCTTGGTCAGCGTTTGGTAGATGTAGCCCATATTTCTCCTTCGTTAGACTTCCGTTTCGATTGTGCCGGGGTCGATCGGGTATTCCTCTTCATACTCAACACGCACGTTAGAGGCTACCGTAAGGCCTGCAGCAGAGGTGCCCCAATTGCTAGACGATATGTAGCAGCACTCGTAGAACGACGCGGAAACCATGTCGTCATTCTGGTCATGCACCATGATGAGGATACCGACTGGGCGGTGGAACAGTTCGGACTGCAGGTTGGTATACTTGTAGTTATAGCCCGGCTTGCGATAAAGCGCCTCTTCCGTTGCAGCATCGCTTACCGCGCGGTAGAGCGAGCCCAGGAGGGAGTGGCCGTTAATCCATAGCTTAGAGATAACTAGACTACCCGCAGAACGCCCGGGGACGATAAACGAGCGCCTAGAGCCTAGCTCGAAAACGCGCTGAGTCTGCTGCCCCTGCGTGACTCCGATGCTTTGACATAGGCCGACTAGGTGCATTACCGAAACACTGTCAAGGTTGTTGGGGTCAAATACCGGAGGACCCGCAGCCAAGGCAATGGTCTCGCCCTCTATGAATTTCCCAATGTTTTCGCCTGGATCAAGTTGATCGATAGACGATACATGCTGGTTCCAATCTTTAAGCAGAACCATATGAGCCTCCCTACGACACCATTAGGATAACGTCTAGGTTATTGACTGGATAACGAGCGCCAGCGCGCACATTGACATCCCATAGCCGCGGATCAAGCTCGCTATAATCTAGCTTAAGAGTCTTGAAGCTAGCCAGACTCTGGATCTTATTCACTAGATAAATCCCCACGCCGCTCAAGATGCTCTTAAGATTGGTCAGCAAGGCGCTGCTGCCTAGCGAGCCAACGTTCTTATCAAGCACCTCGCGGATATACTTAGCGCAGTGATCTATCGAGTGAACCACGTTCTGCTCAGCACGCGCCGGATGGGTCATGTCAGTTGTCAGCTGATGCCTGCAATACGGAGGCAAGCTGACGGAATCCTGCACGCCGAGCTCCCAGCCGCCACCTGCTATGATATTAAGCAGCGTGCGTCCGCGGAACGGCATGAAGACGCGAGTGAAGAAGCTAGACTTAGTCCGCGTGAAGGGGGTTGCAGGATTGCGCAAAGCGGCTAGCCTGCCAAACCTCTCGCACCACCAGTAGTACCCAGGCATGGATACTTCTACGCCATTGACGAGAGCTCCGATTTTGTCGGGCCAGAAGAGACGCATCCTCTTGTCCTGGAAGCTCTCGCCGTATGCGGCATAGTACTGTGCCTCTTCGGTGTTGGTGAAGTACTTATTAACATAGCGCCACGAAACAGTCGCCGGGCTGCGCATTGAGGTTGGCACGTCGTCAGCGTCGAAAACCTGCATTACGCTAGCCTCAACCTTGCGCACCCTGACTTTTACCGTAGTGTCTCCCAGCGTAGCCTCGATGTAACCCATGGGCTCGCATCCATAGGAGATGAAGTTGTATCCACCGGAGTGGGTGAAGGTCGTGCCATCAGCGCTGAAGCGGCCGCCGGTAGTCGATGGGATAGCCTCCTCGAGTGTGGTGCGCGCCGGGCAAGCTCCCGCGATACACTCACAGCGGTTTTCCGGTAGAGACATCCAGTCGACAAACGTCTGGGCGTATGTGATTACAGTGTCATTCTGCGTCAGAATGGCGAAGGAGTACATATCGGTGAATTGCTGGCAGTACTCCAATGCGTCCAACCAAGCAGCCGTATTAGCCAGCGAGGGATTGAAGGCGCCATCAGCATCCTCCACCCCCACCACCCATACGGGAGCTCTCTGCGATGCGGCGATAAAGGCACCGTAGAAGAGCGGGTTTTCGGGGATGATCGCCTGCTTGCCACCAGCAGCGGCAACAACCTCGTCAGTGGTCAAGAACTGCGCACGCGCACGCACGTGATCAGTGCGTAGGGCGTGATAGGAGAGCCGCACTCCACCCGAAAGTGGGCGCCTAATCTCCCACTCAAAGGTTGTCCCAGTTGTCCCAGACCAGGCATCCTGAAGGATTAGCCTGCGTGTAGCGGCGTCAAAGCCGGCAATAGCATACGGCCCCGCGGAAGGCCCGCTGAGGATTTGTAGTATATCCGTCGACAGGTAGTTGATCGCGCTGGACCACGTGTCGATGTCGTAGAACTCCACCTCGCCATTGGTCAAGGCCCCTGCATTGCCCGAAGAAAGTACGTGATACACGCCGGCATCCAGCGTTACCCCGTCGTTTCCAGCGGTGTAAAACTCCGGCAGGATGCTGTAACTGACATCATCGGCCGAGTTGGCGATCGTGACCTTCACGCTATTAGTCACAACGCTAGCGCCAGACATTAGATTGGGATAGGGCAGATCGCAGCTGGTCGTATCATACGTACCCGCCCATAGCGCTTCCTCTACCTGAAAACCAGGCCCCACTACCGCAGCAGGGAGCTTGCGCGCCTCCGGAATTGGAGAGGGGCGGTCTTCCTGTATAGTAACATTTACCCCGGGTTCGCGATATGCAGCCATGCTAGCCCTCCGTTGCTATCTCTTTTATAATCGGCGTGTTATAGCCCATTACTTCCTCGGTATTGTGGCTAATCCTGTAATGCGTGTTGTAGAAGATGTGAAGCGACACTGGCACGTCATACAGGTTAACACTACTCTTCTCGTTGATAAGTATAGTCGGCCCACCAATTCCGTCAACTCTCACACGATGATATCCCAATGGCTTAAAGGTGTCGTGATGCATCCAAATGGCGTTGGCAACGATGCCCGCGACTAGGCTGGCCTCGTAGTCGTTAGAAGATAGGCAGTGCAGCGCATAAGGAACGGTGATGAGCTCCAGAAAGGTCTCGCTATTTCGAGGGATATCACGCGCCATTCTGCTCTTTAGGCTTGAATACAGCAAGCGCGAGTTGCCGCGATCAATGATGATGGAGATTTTATTGCCGTCTAGCGTCTCGGCATTGGCGATGTCTTTAGCCCTGATCAGCAGATCCGTCGTTTTGGGATTGGGATTCCACTGCAGCGTCCGGTGCGCCTGTCCCACAATCACCGTCCTCGGAGTCGAGAAAAACGATTGCAGGAAAGCGAGAATGTCGTTGTCGATGTCTACGGGACTTTTCATGCCGGCCGCTCCATTCTATGACTCCATGGTTAGTATAGATGACACGGCCAGGATCCCATAATACTATGGCTCGAGGAATGGGGTGGTCTCCCATATGTGATAATCCCTCACCGGGTGGAAGTCATATAGATTAGGCACGGGGATGTCGTAAATGATATGCCCCTTAGGCACTTCGCTCATTGACATGATCTGACGCATAAACGCGCCTAGCTTTTCCGTATGAGAGATCGCCATGACGCGCCAGCGGTTGTTTTCAGCATCAACAAACACATCTCGCACTTTTAGCAGCGGCGAATTGCTAGTCCAGAACTGCTTGGTCACCTGTTGCATTTCCATGATGGGCGTAGCTTGCTGATTAAGGTTGGACAAACCCTGCTGAGAGACATATCCGAAGATGGGCTCGAAATATCCACCAGCATAGCGCGTGCCGTAGCAATAAGGACAGTCAGATACGCTAGTTTTTTGCGCTACGCTATCATAGCAAAACGTACACGGAGCTCCCCACGTGCGCTCTATTAGGAAAAACCCCGGCCTGCCTGAAAGCACGTTGAGGGCTAGCTGCTCGCGGCGAATGATGTCATAGGCAATAGCATCTGGAGTGTTAAGGTTAGTCACGGCTGGAGACACCACCGGTGCTCCGCTACCGTCCCTATAAGTCACCCTGTAGAAATGCCGTCTGCGGAGGTTGTACTGATTGGCGTCCCAATCGTGATAGAACTCCCTATCGACTAGCCCTTGAGCAATTAGCGTCCATGGCCCATCAGGTGTCTCTGAGCGCTCTATGTCGATTGTATAATCAGTCCCGCCGGGGATATTGGCAATCTCCCACGATACCGTCATGTACCGCGGGTGAAACGCATGGACACGCACATTGGTGAATTCAACCACTATGAACCGGTTTGAGCCGCCGACTCTAGCTCCGGAGGCATGTCAGATAGGCTGTCGCGATTTGGGGGCGTCTTGCCAACCCCGCCGATAGCCGCCGCGACTCCACCTACGCCTAGCAGGGCTAGCAGTGATGCCGCTATGTTGCGATTGCGATAATGGCGCGTGATCGACTTGACGTAATTATTATAGGAATTAACAGCAGCCGCTCCTCCGCCCAGGGTCAGGCCTCCCAATACAAGCCAGGGCAGCCACTCGGGAAACTTCTTTTTCTCAGGCACTAGCGAATTGGGCTCCGCTAGCTTAACGCGCCCATTATAGGTTGTAGTAGCTGCTATGTAGCCCACTGCCGCCCTCCAGTACGCTGGCTATGTTTGCCGCTTTCTTCATGTTAGCCGCTTCTTGTAGCGCGCCCTGCCTGAAGGTCATAGCCCAGGCGCGATACTCGGAGGATTTCTCGGTATCGCTGATGGTCAACCCGGCGTCTGAATACTGCAATGAATTGCGCGCCTTGAGTATACCGACCATCTCCAGGACGTACATCGCGGCAAGCTCTATTAGGATGGATGCGCTGGGGAAATTAGCGAATCCATAAGTCGTGCCAATTGGCAAAACTCGCGTGTTGAAATGGTCAAGCGCCAGATCTAGGGCTAGACCTAGCTGGCGCTCTCCCGATTCTTCGTCAGTGTAATTCAGCAGCCGATTGAACGCCGGATGGTCCCTCAAGAAGTCGCGCAGATATCCTATGTAGTCTGCTCTGGAATGATTCGCCACCGCGGCTGCCTCCACTCATGATTAGAATTCTAGCTGCGTGCCCTCGGGCAACGACTCCGCGTAAAGCAATATCGCATTGACGATTGCCTTAGCGCTGCGCCCGGTATACTCAATCTCGTACTTATCGGCCAACGCCTTGAGGGACTTATAGTCTAGGGCTTCAAGGCGCTCCATGAGAGTAGGCTCTGATGCTGGTTCCTCTTCTTGTACCTCGGGCTCCACCTCAGGCTCAGGCGACCTGCCCTCTAGCAGCTCCCGGGGAGAAAGCTCAGGCCGGCGTGGGGCGACCTCCGGCTCCACCTCTTGAGTGCTATCTCCAGCCGGGACAACGGCCTCAGTCATTTGCTTCGGGGTGCGATCAGGCAACGGACCGTCATGGCTAGCTACGGGTCCGTCGGCTAGGGGCGGCTTAGGCTTAGGATGACGGGGAAGTGGACCCGCCTTCCCCGTCGACCCCATCGTGCTCGTGGCGACAAACCGCAGATAGTCCTTAGTGGCAATCCACGCCAACAGGCTGTGCTCTTTGGGGATTTGGATAACGGGAGTCCGCTGTCCAGCCCCAAGGGTCCAAAAGCGCATCCTGTTCATGGGATCGTTGATAGAACACTTAGGGGTGCCATCACCACCTAGATGCTCTATATAGCCACTAACCGTATCAACTGGACGGGACACACTGGGTTGCGCCTTCATGAGTTAACTCCCTCGTTAGGATGCCACGCCCAGGGTGAGCTTGGCAACGGAATTGACGTTAGAGATCGTGGTGCCGTACTTACGCCAACCCTGGAACTCAACCATCCTGAACTCGCTCTTAACCTCGAACTTGGTATCCTGCAGCACGTAGTGAGTGCCGAGGAACTCGGGGTCAGTGAACGCCCAAACCGTGCCGGGGGCGACGGCGGTGTTCTTGATGGTGACCAGGAATGGCAAGCCACCGTAAGTCGTGCTAACGAAGCCCTTGGTCAGGATCTCAGCCGACAGGGTGTCAGCCTCAGGTCCCGCAAGCCGCTTCAGGTTGTTAAAGTCAACGCGGTTCATCACGATCTTGGTGCAGTTGAGCTCGTTACCGTCGATCTCGTTCTGCAGGGCCGATAGCGCATCCATTGTTAGGATGTTATCGGGCGACGTGATGGATTTGCCGCTGTGAGCGACAGCAGCCTCGCAGAGCCGGCCGAAGAAATGCTCGTCCTGCTTGCGGATGATCTCCTTAGAGGCGATATCCGTGAGCACCTCGCGGGCAGGATACCTGATTGCCAAAAGCTCATCCTCACTCTTCTGGAGCCGCTCGCTAGTAACAGTCCAGATAGGAGTGATGAAGCGCTCGCCCTCGAAGTACTCACCGGTGGGATTGCCATCCCAGTTGACTTCTAGAGCGGTGGCCTCAGGCTCGAGCTCGTCGATCTTGTAGAGAGCATCTCCGACCATGGTGGGAACCAGGTCGGCGGGGGTGACGGTCTCGGAGGGGATGATGTTCTCCATCATCAAGCCCTCGTATACCTTCTTACGGGTATACTGACCCATCGCCATAGAGAGCTTCCTACGCGTACCCTCATCCTGGAGAGCCTCCAAGAAGCGAGCGTTGTACTCGGCTCCCATCGCACCGGAGTTGAACTTATCAGCCATTACGTTTCACCTCCAACTTACGGTTATAGGACAAACGGGCTAACGATCTTGACCAGCATATAGTTCAAGCCGCGCTGGAGACCACCGGGCGGAACTATGCACTGAGCCCAGACCACATCACCCGTTGTGGCGGGGGAGAGGAAACCACCGGTATACGACTTGCCGTCGGCGTAATAGGTGATCGTGCAGTTCTTCACGGTCAGCCAATCGCCATTACCGAAGTCGCCACCCGAGGTATCGTACGCGTCGATCTCGGCAAGGTACTCACCATCCAGGATGGTAACCTTGTCGGTGCCGAAGCGGTCCGTCCGGCCTAGCGTGTCATGGAACACGCAACGGCAGACCGGAGTCTCTCCAGACCCCACCGTGCCCATCTTAGCCGCCTTGTTGTCGGCGCCCCAGTGGATAAACTCACCACTGAGGAACTCATCGGTAGTCGTGGCGATGGGAATGGAAAGATTCATCAACTGGCTCATAAAAGTCTTAGGCTTTACCATCTGAGTCTACCTCCTTAAAGCCTGTGCGAGAAAACTGCTCGGTCTACGAGAGCGGCGGGATCTCCGCCGGAGGTTGCGGGCGCCTTGCCCACACTCCCAAAGCCCTGATAGGCCGACAGGCCCTTGCGGGCCAAGTTATCATAAAAATCAAAGTCGCGACTCGACATCTTCGTAAGAGAGAGCGCCTTGTCGTAGAGCGTAGCGCCCTGTATGTCGCCTAGTAGGCCGCGGTTGGATAGCGGTTCCACGATCTCCACGGCCCTTGCTAATTTTTGAAGAGCATCGTCCAGCGCCTGGATCCGCTGGGCAGACTCTTTTAGTAATCCAATCAGTTGCTCTGTGCTGTTCATCGTCCTACGCTGACGGGGCTGCTATCATGCCCAGTTGCGTGATGCGGTTCTTGATGCTTTCACGCAGAGCCAGCTCTTGCGTGCTGACATCCTCGCCGGAGAAGATATCACGCAGATACTTGTCCAGCGCCGCCCCTCCATCACTTGATCTGGCCACCTTGTCCAGGGCTTCAGCCGTGTGGACAAGGCGGTCTATCAGCTCGGCGTTAGATGTCTTCACCTGGGCCGCATCAACGCTGGCGCTTTTCAGCAACTCGTCAATCTCAGCCCAGCTTAGCGACATGCTACTCTATCACCCCAGCGCTCTTGAGAATTGCGTAGACATAGTCACGCGTGGTCGGCATAGCCAGCCCCGCGGCCTTCTCCTCATCCTCTAGAGCCTCGGCGGTAGAAAGCAGCGCCTCGCGGTCCTCGTCATCAACCTCATCGGGAGCCGCATAGGCCTCAAGCAAGGCGTCGGTGAGCTCGGGATCGCCCTCGTCCTCTAGGGCGACATCCTCTTCGGGCATGTCCTCAACTCCACCCATAGCCTCGGCTAGGGCCTCGGCGACCTCAGGATCCTCAGCCAGCTTGACGATGGCGACCTTCTGCATTAGATCAGTGGCAGCGCGTGCAGTGGCGGCCTTGTAAACATCCCCAGCGGTCAGTGCGCTAGCGGCCTTAACCAACCCGGACATCTCGCTAACCGTTCCCATGATTCCTCCTACAGTAGCGCGTCGAGAAGACGCTCGAGCTGAGCCTGCGGGTTTTGTGCCGCCTGCTTCGTCATTGCCTTATACTGGGCCGCCCTGACCAGGATGGCCTTGGATGCTATCTTCAGACCATTAAGATAACCCAGACGGGCAGCCTTCTCGGCTTCAGGCGTTGGCGTGCCATCCTCCGAGATGGCCGGGGCGTTTTCGTCGATAGGAGCCTCGTCGTCACCCTCGGACTTGCATCCCTCTTCAGCCCTTTTGACCCTGGCTTCCTTAGAGCCCTCAAGATTGGACTTGGGATCGCCCTCCGTGGGAACGGGCGGATTGCCAGCCTTGTCGCCCGTGGTGTCGCTAACATCCTCGGTGGAAGGCTTAGCTGGATTGTCGGGGCCGTTCTCGGCGGGTACATCAGGGGCAGCCGTCTCCTCGGACTCCTTCAGCAAGCCCGCCAGCTTCTGCACCTCTTCGTATGGCATGTGATCAATCAGCTGCAATGCCTCTTGCTGCATGCCTAGGTCCAAGAGCTCTCTCACTCTAGCGCTACTCGTCTTGGGAGCCCCCATGACGAGCCTGTCGATCTCATTGGCGTCTCGCGGCGCAACACGCGGCATATCATTACCTCCCAACGACACGTGTCATAGTCTTATACGTACAGTTTAGCACGATGCGCAAATCTGTCAAGAAATGCATATCTTAACCCTTGATGTAAGCTCCATATAGAGCATTGAGCGCCATAAGGTCATAGCTGGCCACAGCAGAAGCCAGCTTGGCGCGACTGTCAATCTCCATTAGCGTGTGCTCTGGAATCAATCCGACCTTGCGGTCCAGCGATTCCGGCATTCTATTCAAAAGCATGGCCCCCTTTAGTATCGTGCCTATATATTGCGCATAAGCCTGCTCCAGATCGGGATTAGGCTGTAATACACGCGTATCTGCATGCTTAACTAGCGGGAACGCTCCACGCTGCTCGTAGGAGCGCAGCATCGACCGGCTGTTCATGTGCGGGGCCAACATATCGGCCACCCCATCGCTCCAGCGCAGCGACATCGGAGAGAGTGATGCGTTTTTGATAGCCAGCAGCGTTGGCGTGCGTATCATTTTGACATGACGCACTATAATGCGAGCACGATCTGGACCCACAACGGGGCGCATCTTAATGTACGAAAACTCCGACGGGCGGATTTTAATGCCCATTCCAGCCGCAGTACCCAGGATCTCGTCATCATCAAAGCAGCGGCACATGTCCTCTAGATCGTCAAATGGCATATCGCTCTGACGCTCATCGGCCTTGCGACCAACCTCGATGAGTTTGCGATTGCCAGACATCACGTCGTCAATACTCTGCCCTGCGGAGGTGCTATCAACCACCTCTTTGTCAATAGCCGACTCTTTAGACTGATACTCGCGCAACTTGCGGCTCAGCTTGGAGGCCACCTTGGCCATCCAACTCGAAGAAGGATCTGCCTCCACTCCCGATAGGAGCGAGATCTCAAAAAAACGAGGATTGGGGTTCAACACGCTGACACGCCTCCCGTCAGGCAGGAGCTTGCCCAGCGAGTGCTTGGCGTGCTCGCAGTAATCTTCCCGAGTGGGGGCCTTATGACCACAGATGGAGCATTGGTCGTATAGAACACGCGTGCCCATGCTGACACGCGGGATCATGCCGTCTTCAATCTGGCGCAACAACTTAATCGTCCTGGGGTCTGACCGGTCTAGCGCCACTAGCAACTCAACGCGGTGCATGGTGTCGTTGTATGTCGCAAACAGTATGCGCCCCATTGCTTTAGACGGGTCGTTATTGTCGTGATCCGTATAAACATGCCCCTGCTCGAAGGTCTTATGGTATAGCTTAAGATCCTCTTCGAGGAAAGCATCTCCGTTGAGATTGGCGCCCCAAAACTCACTAGCCCCCATGGCGTTGATCAGCATGTAGGAGTTCTTCTCGGTGTCTATCTTGATGGAGTCCATGAAGCGCACCATGTCGGGCTGCATCTTCACGCCTTCAGGCGGGGTAAAGTGTGCCCCTGCAGTCTTCAGGATATGCACATATGGGCCGTCGGCGCCATATCCCTGAAATACGGTGTGCTTGAGAGAAGCCATATCAGAACGGCACCGTTATCGCCGTGGTCGTTGGAGTGTCGATATTGGCCAGGTCTTTCATGGTAAGCCCGGGAGTGAAGAGCTTCATGACGCTCAGCGGCAGTGACCTAGTATCTGTGTTAGACCGCTGGATGTCTGCTAGGCTCTTCAGCGTGCTAGCATCAAGCCCGCCCGTGGAATATTCCTTAGCCTGACGAATGAGGGGAATCACTATCCCCGGGGTGCGCGCTACAGAGGGGGCTACTTGATAGATGCTATCAAATATACGCCGGTTGCCCTCTTCGCCCTCGCCACCCAACTCGGGATATTCCGAGCGCAGCTTATTCCAAGCCGTGGCCTTGTTAACGCGATCGCGCATCTGGCTGCTGAGCCCGCGGATGCCCTCGTATGCCCCGTAAGCGGCTAAGCTCGATGCTAGAGAAATGGCCACGCCGGTTAAAATCTGACGCGCCAGGGCGCTATCTACAGCAGCAGTCTTATCCATTCAGCCTTCTCCTTGCAAAGCGAGCCGCTAGAGGCGATGCCCAGCCGGCGTCGTAACCCTGGCTATAGGCGTCGCTAGCAAGCCTGTCAACCTCGCCCCTAAATAGCTTGAGATTGGTAAAGGGAATCTTTCCGGTACGGTTGAAGTAAGTCGAAAGCCCACCGATGGCTGGGTTGGTAAGCCAGTTTGCCCCAGGCACCCTTCCGAATAGCCTGTTAGCGCCCATAAAGGCAAGCTGGCCGCCCAGGGTGGAGCCCATCAGCTCTCCAAAACCAGGACGACTCCAGGGGTCAATGTATGGCCCCCAACCGATTCCGCCCGTGTATTCCACCTGCGACGCGGCTTGTTTCAACATGCCCGAAAGCTTGCCCATACCTAGTTCCCAAACAGCTCGCTGAGGGTTTCGTCTATCTTAGCGTCGGCAGAGGTAATCATCTCTGCCACCTTGGTCCGCGCTTTGTTGCTCGCGATGTATGTAGTAAGATCGCCTAGCAGCTTCCAATCGGGATTAATGGCCCCGATTACGGGAGTTACATCAAGAGCTGCTAGCTTTGAAGTCACATTACTCGAGATCGATTTATGCATACGGCTGAAAAGGTCATCCACCGCCGGGGATAGCTTGTAGGGCAAACCCACCCTGTCGAGGGCTATGGTGTACGCCTCGTTGATGCTTCCCGTCTTGATGGCATCATCACGCAGCTGCGTCCAGATGGAGCGCACCGCCTTATCAGCAGCCTCCCCCAGCTCGCATTCCTTTTTCCGCAACTGCTCTCTAGCCTCTTTTAGCATTCCAAGACGCTTGAGGCGCTCTTCACGCGTAGCCGTAGCAGCGCGATGCGAGGCGTGCTTTTGTATGACGTTGCCCTCATATGCCGCCTTGAGGACATCCCCCACCACGTCTATGCCCGCCGCTTTCATGGCCGAATCGTCGTCTGGATCTACGTATCCAAACGATGTCTGGGGCAAACCCAACTGCTCCATTACGTTTCTCCAGTCTACGACGGGGAACGTCGCCTGCGGATCCTTTAGCTCAAAAGTCAAATAGCGCTTAATGGCCACGTTAGCAGCTTCACACAATCTACGTACTTGCTCGCCATTAAGGTCATCTGACCGCGCAATATTTACCACCGACGCCGTGGGGTCTTCTTGCGTCTTTAAAAACGCATCGCGCACTTCATGAGCGCTCCGCGTCAGATACTCACGCGTCATTTCCATGCACGCACCTCCACATTACAACCCTAGTATAGAATGTGCGTCAAAGATTGCTAATCACGCGCGATCTTAGCTTGCAGGAATGTGCTATTGGGAATCGTGCTGATTAACGGCATGCCATAAACCATCTTACGTGCAACATTTACGTAGACCAAGGACATCAAAACGTCATCCAACGTCCCCGCGGGGTGGTTGTATAAGAGATTGCCCCCGCTGTCCGTCTCCACAATCTGCGTAAGCATATCCTGCGCAAACGGCTCCCACACCTCCCACTTAGGCAGCAGGAAATGCCGCCTGCGTGTAAACTCCGTGCGGAAGTCCGATAGGGCCATCACGCGATTTAGGTTAAGCTGAGCTATGTCCTCGAAGAACTTCTTAGTCAACGTCCCGCTGCCGGTGAAATGCACCTGAAGAATATTCGACGCGCCCACTACGTGAGCTAGATGCAAGTTGCGGTCCCCTGCGGCGCCTTTATCGGCACACACGTAGTCGACTTTGTATTTAGCCAATATGTCCTGCACGGCCTCTGTCTGCTCGTCTAGGGGCATAGCTGGAGGGAGGCGCCGGCAATAGATGATCTTGATCTTATCCGGGCGGATGCATACCGCAATGGTTACTACCGTGGTGGCCCCGCCCTCGGCGCTGACACCCCAGTCAACTCCAGCCACCCTGCGGTGGGATTTAGCCTCCTTATCCAACTCGAGCGTCATGTCATACTCGCCAGATTCGGCGCAGACTTGTTGTACTTCATCCATCGTCAGATATTTAGCGCCAGACTCGTAGCTTATACCCAGCACTTCATTCATGAATAGCGCCGTGGAGTATGTGGCTAGCTTGTTGTAATATACCTCTGCAAAATCCGTCCACGGCACCATGATCTGCGAAATCCTAAACCCCTTTAAGTACCGCTGAGGATAACTATGCACCCAACGCCCGGTGCGTGCGTCAATGGGGTTTTTGCACCGCGAGCATATCAACCCCGCCGGGGATATGTTGTCAATCCCCAGGTTGTTGTAGCACGAGTCACTCTTGCTGCAATGCGGGCATCGCACGAGCCATTCCGTCTGCGTAGAACGCCGCCATAAGGCTTCGATCGTATTGTCCAGGCTCTTAGGCGTCCCCGAATAGCGCTTGAATTTAATCGGCCATGGAGAGTGCGACAGGGCCTCTTCTGCAACGATAATGGCCTTGCCGACCATGTCTTGCACCTCGTCTGCCAATACAGCCCCCACGGACACTCCGCGGAAATTGTCTCCATCGGGGTCGCTATTGCGGATATATAGGGTTGAACCGTTGGCCAGGGATTTCACTTCGACGTTGGACTGTATCGGCGCGCCACCCGTGACTAGCGTAATCTTCGGAGAGCTAAAAAACGGGCGCACCTTGTCATGGCTCCACTGACGTACCTTTTTCAAATCAGGGCAGCCGTATAAAACGTTGAAATTGGGGAACGCCGTCATCCAGCCCATCGCCATGGCAGCTAACATGGTGGAGTTGTGTGTCACGATCCCGCCGGTGATGAAATTGTTATGCGGCGACACCGTAAAGTCCACACAGTCTAGTTTGCCAAGATCCTCTATGGACACAATAGAGTCCCAGGCGACATCAGCCTTGGCAATGCGCTCTAGTTTATCGATAAGCGGATGGTCAAGGCCTCTCCGGAAATAATCCACATAGCGCATGAGTTTGCGTGGCGTAATTGGCTTGGTAACTATTTTATGTAATGCACATTTGCGCATGTCTCGATCGCTAAATGGGGCAATGTCGTATATTTGCCCCATGATTACGCCGACTTCAGCGGGGATGGTGTGGCGGTTGTTGATGTGCCTGACCGTAAGATCGGGAAGCAATATTCCCTCGCTTTTACCTATCGCGCCTATCTCCGACAAAAAGCGGTGCACACCCTCTATCGTTTCGATCCTAAGCAAATAAGCCACCCTATGCTCTCCACGCCGCTTGTAGATATTGGGCCAATTCTCCCTAATGCGAGACGGGATTCCGAATTTCCATAGCAGGGCCTGGACTTGCTGCACCATGAGCTTAGACATTGACGCATAAACCAAATCGTATATTGATGGCCTGTTATGTTTTACGCTTCCATCTGTGCTCCATAATCTGTTTAGAAATAGAGCTGTTTGCTCCCTGGACAAATCGAACACGAAGTCTGGGATAACCTTAGTGGACGAACGACTGCCAATCAGCCCCGAACGAACCACTAGCGGTGGCGGGGCATGCCGATACGAAACCGAATCAGTTCCAAACTTATTGTAAACGCGATAGTCTATTCCCAGATTACGAAGCGCTTGTTGGTAGGCCTCGGATGCCGGCCCGGGAGATTGAGTGAACCCTACTGACGACTCCGAGAGCATGTGGCCATCACCGATCAACATAGCTAAAATGGTCAGCTCATTATCATCGCACTGATAGCTCCCGGTAAATTCGCCAACACGCGACATCGCAGCAACACGCGTCCCCACGACTAGCTCGCCACCCTCTACCCAGCCATTAAATGTCAAGACCGGATGAGTGGTGGCAATATCCATTTCTAGCCCTAAGCGCGTCTTGATGCGGATACAAGGCTTGCGATAAACCCGAGAGCGCCACGTCACCTCGCCATGCGACGCCTTGAGCTGATCCATGTCGAGAGCGGCCAGGCGATGGCCGATTAACACGTCTCCCGCCCGAATCAGGCGTCCGTTGTCTAGTGAAACGAGTTGCTCTACAGATACGGTTTTCTCTGTCTGCCTGGCGCAACACATTAGCAGTTCAGAATATCCGTTATCGAAGAACGGCAGGGTGTAGCCTCTATCCGCCAGGGAATACGGCTTGCCGTCAAGCGTTAGTATGGATTGAACCCATTTGGACAGCGATACTTCATGATGTTGCATCTGATTCGTCTTCATTGAGCGTGATAGCCTCACGCGATGTTATCGTGACAGGCCCATCCTCTAGCTCCACCCTTGAGATAGGCTCACGCGCCCCGGGGGCCTTGAAGGACACGCTGATGGATTGCATAATATCACTCGCCGCACCCCTGCTTTCCTCATCCATACCTCCCAACACCTTAGAGGTCATGGCTAGTTTGCGGAATGCGTCGATATGCTTTAACATCATCGCCGAGTCGGGATTGCTCGATGACGAGTTCTTGCGGAACTGGATGTAGCACTCCATCATCATAGCTTTAGCCATTTGTTGCGGAGTGATCCCCTCGGTTATGCCAGCCATCCATAGCAGCTCTTCGCGACTGCTATCCAGCATGCTGAAGACGTGATTATTGGCATATGCCATGGGGGCTTCTTGCCACCAGGACAAGTACTGCTCCCAATCGCTAACGCCCATCAGCTCCGTGTTCCAGAAGAAGTCGCGATAGATGGTTACATCCTCGACATCCCAGCAACGTATCGGGGCGTCGATCTTGGTATTCAACGCTTCAGATACTTCTTCGGGCGACCATCCTAGATACAACAGGATATCAAGCGCGCGGCGCAGTAGCGGCTGGCGCATCTCATCCATTATGGTGTCAATACGCGCATTGGTAGTCTCATGCGCCTTGCTACGCGATACCCATTCGTAAATGGGATTAATGCCGAAGCTTTCAGCTAAGCCGCGGGCGAATTTGAAATCGGGATTGATATCACGCGCCGATTGGCGGTGAAATGTATAGAGCGTCTTTAGCGAATTATCTCCAACGGGCGGCTGCAGAAATCCCAGGGAGTCTAAGATGCGGGATGCCGTATTGAACGGCATCCCGGCGTATGCAAACGCTTTTAGAGCACCATCATATGGCACTTTAAGTGCCGGACGAATCCCTGAGCGCACGCGCGCCACATTCACCTACTCCTCGCGGAGCATACCCAGCCTAGCTAGGGTGTTCTTGATACTAACTAGGCTTTCGAGCGCCGCCTTGAGGTCGGCCTCATCCACGCCGATGTTGGCGAGGCGCGACATCAGCAAGAGTCGCGCTAAGTATGTCTCGCAATCACGCAGTATGCCAATGTTATCCATGAAGTACTTCATGTTGCGATCACTCATGACGTTGATCGACAGGATTGTGTCCAGCGCCTTGCGATTGCCCTGCGTGGTTGCCACCTTCATGAAGGCATCATAGTCCGTGACTTGATTAACCGCATGTGCCGCTCTGGCAAGCTCGATATCGCTCCACATCGGGGCTGATGCAGTCTTGACTTCGGGCGCTTCAGGGGCTAGCGGCATTGATAGTGTCAGATGCGTGGGGATATCGCCAGATATCACGCCGTGGGCTAGCTTAGTATTGTAGTGCCCGGTTACAGCTAGCGCCATAAGCGTTTGCTCGTCATCCAACACGCGCTTCTCGGGCAGCGTGTCATGCTGCACACCGGCAGACTTAGCAAGCGCCCCCTTGGGGAGCCACGCGCGGCCGTCGGAGAGCAGCATCTCATAGTTAGCTGCAGCCGACTTGAAGACCGAGCTGGGATCAGGCGCCACGGCGTCATTCATCGCCGGCAGCGGCACGAATTCCATCACCGCGGGGATGTATGCATTGACGTGACCGTGCATATACAACCCCGGATCGACCTTGGGGTCCATCTTAGTGATAGTCTTGATGCCGTGGACCTTGACTAGGTTGAGCTTAGTGTTGGATATCACGTCCACGCCAGCGATGGCTAATCCTGCAGGGGTATCGCGTATCGCTATTACCTCGAAGGGCATCGTGCTGAAGCTGCGCTCGGTGGACTCGTAAACGAAAGCGCCCCAAACGCCTCTGCTGATATTGCCCTTCGGCAGAATGAAGCGCCCCACAGACGGCCGGCCATATACACGCTCGGTAACTGCAAACGTGTTGTCAGCTATGACCAGCTTAGTCTGCGTGCGCTTGAAATCCCAATCCACAACGGGCAGGACGAGTGCGCGTTGCGGACCGCGATCCTTGAAGTACACTTCATACGTTCCATAAGAGCTGACTTCACCCGGCGAGGCCGTACTGGCAATACTCGAGCTGAGCTCGTATGCCAACGAATCAGCCGCGGTTTTCTCAAGCATACCCTGATTGCGCCTGACGCATACAGGCATGCCAGCGATATCGTCGAATTGATCAACGCGCGCTAGGAGGCTGTCCGCGTCAGTCTTGTAAGCCTTAGCCAGCTTTCTCACTCCAGCGGAGTCGGTGTCAACGCTGGCGCAATCCAGGTGTGCATGCTTGCCTAGGAGCACGCGATAGCGATTAATCCCGCTGCGCCTGACTATTGCAGTATCATGCCAAGACTCTGCAAGGGGATCAACCTTAGGAGCCGCCTTCGGCGCGGGTGGGTTATGCAGCGTGCGCATAGCCGCCTTGAAGGTATCCGTAGCGGTGCCCCAATAGTCGGGATAAGCCATGGCCCACTTCAACATCCTATTGCGCTGATCATCCGTCATCGTTCCGATGAGATCTTCAAACCTGAGATCATTGCGCGCCTCGTCGAGGCTGTAAGATGCCAACACGGTGCGCATACCGGGCAGCACTTTGTCGATATGCAACGCATCCGTCGTGTCGGGCGCTCCGGGGACATCCTTAGATGCAATACCCATCGCGGGGCGATACGGGGAGGCGTAAGCCGCAACCAGCCCGGGATCAGCATAGCGCAGCTTGTCGTCAATGAAAACTAGGTCGAATGGCGCCAGCTTGCCATCCCTGATAATCGCAGGGAAGGAAAGCAAGTGTGGCCCACCGCTGACCGTAACCGTGCCCGTGGCGGCACCCTCAACTAAGTCCTGCTTCTTAAAGCTAAGCGATGTGGCAAATGGCGCGCCAGATACCTCGGGATGCTGCGTGCCAAATACACCCAGCGTGGCGCTAAACCATGTCTGCGGATTGCCCCCCAGATCCACGTCCGCACGCTTGGTCAGATCACCCATGGGGCGAACGAACGTCCTGCGATTGCTGAACAGCTTAACTTCCGGCTCCATATGTCGGCCTCCTAGTTGTGCGCAACTATACACTGTACTTTAGGCTAATGTTGCGTTGCGTCAACTTAAGCGCTAATAACGCATAAGATACGGTATAAATCATGTGGAGCTAGTGGTCAATTCCGGCACCTCTACATAACGCTGTAGCGCTTCCATGGAGAATACCGACGGGCAGCGCTCGGCTAGCTGACTCTGAATAGACTCTGCAATATCGCGGATCTCGTCCTGAGCCGAGACGTGCAATCTCAAGCGCAGGAAGTGCATCCAGCTGCGGAAATTAGCGGTCGCTCTCAAGCAAGAAGCAAAGCATTGTGGTAAAATATAGCGCGCGTCTTCGCGACGCATGCCGGCGTCTTGCAGGCCTTTATAAAGCCCGTGTGCATCGTCGAGAAACTTCATTACGCGCTCAAGATACTCAAGCGGAATCTCTTCATAGCTATCCGGGAGGATAACATCCGGGACTTGCGCTACTGCGCGTTGCGATTCCTGAACGTAAGATGCCATTCTGTGTCGTACAAGCTGATGTGAAGTAACGCGGCTTAGGTCGATTTCAAAAGATGCGATAGCATGCTCGAGTACACCGACGTGTCCGGTTTCTAGCGTATTGGTAATAGCGCGTTGAATCTGCTGCGGAGTTGGCTCTTCCTTAACGTTGTTCTTGCAAAACCAGCGAGCTTGCGCGATAGCTTCTTCTGCATTGTCTGGAGCAATGTAGAGCAACCTGGCGCTAGGGGTGATACGTTGGACCATTTCCAACCTCCTTCGCGGACCAATATACTCAGCGCTATATCGCGCGTCAAGGAAGTACACCATGGGAGAAGACAGGCTGTGGGTGGCACGAGTTACACGCCACGCTCTTTTAGAACGCCAGCGGGCTGAACTGCAGGCGCTTTTTGGAGAAAACGTTGGGATAGTCCCCTTTGAGATAACTCATCATGCCAATCTTGATAAAGCAGTAGAGGAGTTTGATTACATGCTATCGGGGCATAAATACGTGGCGGCAGAAGTCATAGCCAGCCCGCGCATGATGTCCCACTTACTGCATAATAGCGAAACGATTAAATCAGGGACGATGTTGATCCGCCCCGTCTTAATGCGAATCCCGGGAGGAGGTAGCGTAGAGGGCACGCGATATCGTTTCTCGCATTACGAGCGCATCCTAGAGATGCACACGGTGACGGAAAGGCTCATCCCGCCGTATGAGGGGAAAAGTGGCTAAAACGCCCCCTCGGCGTGGTATAAATATAAATGGAGAGCAAGAGGGGGCTGCAAGGTGCGGCCCCCTACCTCAATAGGCCCCGTAAAAGTTGGGGCCGGAATGGAGGAATGATGAGAAGAGCCCTGCTGCTGATCGCAAGCGCCCTCGTACTTTTCGGGGCGGGTTGTACGAAGACGGCGCCCATCACGGTAACCAACTCTCTGGGTGACTATGACATAGCCCAGAT